AGAGGCTGAGAGCCTTCTGCCTGATCTCTAGAGGATACTTCTGTAACTGAGAAGACTTTACATATTTCCTTGAGCCTCTGTTATTAGAGACTCGGATGAACAGCCTCCAAGAAGTTGAACCGACACCCTGACCAACTTTATTGACGACGGCCCTGAGCCACGGCATACTATTATAGCTCTTCAAAAGCTCAGTCGTCCCGAGCCTTGGAGGCGTGCTCTTACTTCCTATGAAAGAGACGCTTCCAGATGGAGATATAGAAAGCCCAGCTCCAGAAGCCTTTGAAGAACGTCCAAAGACGTTAGACAATACTCTAGAGAAGAAATTCTCTTTTGCCATGATCTACTGATGCATTCCAATAGAATCGTTCTTTGCAGTATATCTTAACACAATCAGTATGCCAATCGTTATGGAGAATTAAATGTTTCTAGACGCGAAAAGGAGATGGCTGAAAGCACTGGAATCTGGGAACTACAAAAAGGGCCGGTATGGATTACGGACTAGAGACACATACTGCGCCACAGGAGTATTATGCGACATCTATAGAGCTTATATAGGAGGAGAATGGGTAGAATCTAAGAAGAATTCTGGTATGTTCAGACTGAACGTAAAAGGTCAATATTACATATCGTACATACCAGAGGAGATATTAGAACTTACTGGGCTGAGCAAAGAAGACGTAGACATGATACAAAAGATAAATGACAGCAGCGAAGACGAAGACTTCAGCCAGGCAATAAGATACATTAAGAGCATGCTCTAGCAAAAAAGATGGGGCCGAAAGGCCCCATTAAGTTTACAGGGAGGCTTGTAGGTAGGACACCTACAGACGGGAGAATCCGCCTCTGATGAGAATACAATACACCGAGAACTACACAACCGCAAGACTATATCTCTGTGCGCTGCACCTCCTCAGTAGCTTGCTGAGAAAAGCGATGTGTGGATGCAGCATAGGCCAACAATGCATGACAAGCCCAAGAAGCCTATGCTGCTCGCGGACCCCACACAAGCCCGGAAAGGAGTCTTGAGCTTGATCCAAGCACCTGCAGAGGACACATATAAATACACAAGCAAAATCCGTTCTGTGAAGAACAACTATAGTCTTTCATATTCTTCGTCGTCAGAAGGACCGCCCGTCACTTCCAAAAAGCTCCTAAGAGAATCATTCTCTATGTCTTTCATGCATCTTATGACGCACTTCCAATAGACGTCTCCTTCCTGAGTAGTAAAATACGGTCTGAAAGGAAACCTCACATATGAGAACTCTCCAACATACTTCTTTGTAGAAGACATATATCTATCGACATATACCATCTTCTTATAAGACGGTACTCCGACCATGTGCCCACGTTTGTCCGATAAGTCCTTTATGTTGGAGAACATCATACCTCCTGAGTCGGATAAATTTTCCATCCTTTCCTACCGCAATATCCTATCAACCATTTCATGTCCTTACCTATAGCCCACTTCAGTATTGGAGCTGCGTCTATGATCTCATCATTGTCCGACACAATTATGCCAGCACAGAAATATCCAGAATCTACTGTTATTACTGACTCATCCATAGAACTGACAATTTTCTCATATTGGCCCTCCCTCTAGGATTCGAACCTAGAACCTACGGTTTAGAAGACCGTTGCTCTATCCATTGAGCTAAGGGAGGAAGAGTTCTCTAATAATAAGGAATGAATCTGACCTAATTCCATGAACATTAATCCTATCAGCGCTGAATATAGACTTGACAACCTGCTGCCAATACATATGGCCTTCACGAGTCTTCCTTAGAGAAAATGGGAACACTGCTCCAGATACAGACGTCCTTTCATCAGATGTAAAAGGCATATAGTGGACCTTGAAAGTCTTCAAGACTTCAGGACTATCATATAGCAATGAAAAGCTTCTCATGGTGCCCGTCCTGGGACTCGAACCCAGACTTGCGAGATTTTAAGTCTCGCTCCTCTGCCAATTGGGATAGACGGGCATTAATCACCACTTGTCTACCCTAACAAGATACGCATTAGGAGAATTGGAAAAGAATCTCATCCTACTTATATCAATCATATTTGTCATACTATACAGGACGCCTGACCAATAGTCAAATCCCTCAACCGAGTCTTCCAAGGAGAATGGACAAACAATCGTATGAGTCTCCCTGAGGTCGAAATTGACAAATCTAAATACTCTAGACCTGATCATTCTTTTACGACTATGAGTCCATCTCTTCATGGAGCTACCCAATAGTACAAATACTCATCCACATCTTTCATTTCAACGATCCTATACTGTGCACCTAGAAATCTAGAAAATACTTCTAGCCAATATGTCTCACCTTCATTAGAAGTAACTATTGGAAAAGGAGACAATACGAAGTACTCAAATCCATTGGGCGGGGAAGAAGTGCATACTATATTCACTGTCTGATACATGTATATGTTCAATACGGATTCTATCTCTCTAAGAGATGAATAAAATCTTCTTTTCTTACAAGAATCCATTAGAACACAAACAAAAGAATACTCTCTTCCAGTATTGCTTACCCTCTCTCAGGACGTCTATGTAAAATGGCAGATTAATCTCTCTGTAATAGTATCTTCTAGCATCATTTGTGTCCTGCTCATAATAGCAGAAGACCGGGACATATCTATTCCTTCCTATAGGCTTTCCTCTAACATGAGAATATTCATATCTAACTAATTCATTACCCATCAAAAACACCTCTCCCCTATAGAGTCAAAGACATAATACCAATATGAATTGCCCTCCCTGGAAACATTAGAGGAAAACGGAGCCAGATGCGAATTCTTCCTATTGATAGGCTGCGCAGGAATTGCAATGAATCTGCGACCGTCTTTATAGATTATCCAATACTTCCTGCCATGCATATAGACTTTCTTTAAGACCTTTGTCATATCAAACATCCAATCAAAAAATCAGATAACAAGCATCCCTACTGATGTCTGAGATAGACCTGAAAACTGAGTTCCAATATAAATTGCCTTCCCTTGTGATAGAAGAATCGAATGGAGCCGATACTGATTCTATATATCTGTAATCACTTCCTCTGTCTATACCCTTCCTATGATATCTGATCATAAGAATTGGAGGAAAAGTCTCACTCATCTAGTGAGACTAACCCTGGAAAAGTCTATCATCTCAGAGTCATTTCTATAAGCTATTATAGAGAAAATGTGATCCCAATATGACCTGCCCTCTCTAGTGAGATTGATATCAAAAGCAAGGTATGGATACCTATAAACTATGTGATCCTTATGTATTACCGTAGACATCGAAACGGTCATCTATTGGGGTATGATTGTCTGATAGAAAGAGTGCATTGGCCGTATTTGAGTATAGTCTCATGCTCATCAATCTCTGTAAGAGAATGAAAGACGTGCTTCCAATACCCATCACCTTCTACAGCCAGACTTATATCGAAAGGAATCTCATAGCTTTTGTATAGAAATCCACCAGATGAGACTTCCTTTTTAGTCCATGCGAACATGAGAACAAACTCTTCACAATATCTACAGGATATACGACTGCAAAACCAAGTCTGTGCAGATTATGACTCTATATGATCATAATATACAGAAGATATATGACGCATGATACGCTCTAAGTGATGATTCAGATGAAGATAGGAATAATCTGGCAGACTCCTTAGAACATATCTCCAATAGTACTTGCCTTCTTGGGCTCTGTCCATAGCGAATGGAAGCCTGAGCCCTCCTCTGAAATCAAACTTGTTTATTGCCGGTCTGTTGTCAACGAATATGCAGACGTGGGTTCTCGCACCGTTAGAGTATGTTATATACATGGACTTCTTGTATTTCTTCATGAAGATTCCCTAAGATCGAAAAATCTATTGCAGAGTTGTAGGATATCCAAGTCGTAGAGTCTTATGAAGACATACTTCCAAAATAGAGGATGCTCCCTGCACAACCGAAAATCGGCAGGGATATACACTTCATCGTATACGACCTGCTGTTCATCTATGACTATGAGCACAGGCTTTGAGTACTCTGTCGTATACTTCTCCATCTCTATGGAGTATGAGAAGAAAGACCTCTCAAGCCTGTGGTTGCTTATCATCAGTATTCATCTTCCTATGTATGCGCCAATAGACCTCTAGCCAGTACTCTGCTCCTTCTCTGAACATATTATATCCAATCCAATTCATCCAGTCTATGGGAATATTCACATTATCATGCACATGATCAGAGATATAGCTCTCAAGCTCCTTGTCCATACATTCTGGGATATAGGAATAGTCGTCTAACTTTACCCATCTCATACTTCTAGTATCTTCTTATATCTGATGAAGACTTGTCTCCAATAGTCATCTCCTTCACGCGTCCTGGCATATGCGAATGGAGTGACCGCCCATAGCTCCCATGACCCCAGCTTATCTGCAAGACCTACGAACACGCTTCCTTGAGGATTGATATAGGATATATGTGAACAGAAATGCTTCTTCATACATAGTCTCCATATGTAGAAATCAATTCCTCTGAGATATGAAAGTCTGTATGTCTTGGATCTCCCTTTCTATGATCTTACCTGTTACGCATAACCAGTACTGAATGCCTTCTCTGGATCTAGCAGGTAAGAATGGGAATAGAAGATCTTCGCTCCAATCTTCTCCATAATATGTAAAGAACGTCTCAGATTTGTGCTCGCTGCGCCAGAAGAATCCAGCATAGTCTACCCTCCCATCTGATAGAATCTTCTTGACTATCGTTCTCATGATCCAGATCCAAATTTTATTTGTGTGAAATTTCCTAGAAAATAGATGCCCTCCTCAGGTTCTCGCTATGCGTCTATATAGATACCCTAGCCTATTCTGACCTGTAATGCGGTAGATCCTCCTGTAAATGCAATCCCAGTACTTTGGACCTTCCCTGGAAAAGTCGGGAACGAATGGAGAATAGATCACTCCTTCCCCTAAATAGATTGGACAAAGACTAGGACTCTTCCTGAGCCTATCGTCTAGAGGCTTGAATTTTATCATAGAGTCACTGCTTCAACGCTCTGACTTATTGAATAGATCTGTCCAGCTCAATCCCCAGAACTCTTCCCCTTATCATCCTTTTTCTGTTGTTGTCGAACTTCACCAATGACCCAGAACGATGACCAGTGACACGTGAATCTGTTGAATGCGACACAGTGATAGGCTTTATAGCCGTCTTTTGCGACATATTCTTTCCAAAACCTTATCTCATTGACTTTCTTGAACAAATCTTGTTTAATTTCAACATCTTCTACATATCTGAATTTATACGGTTCAAGCCAGATCCAATACTCTCCTATCTTCACTGGAATCACAGCGTATCTATGTATGTATTCCTGTCTAGTAGACCTCTTCTTTACTTCAGCCTTGAATCTCATCTCTCATTCCCAAGAGCCTATGAATCCTCCAATACACATCAGACCAATATTCACTGCCTTCTCTGAACCTGCATACTCCGACCAGAGCTATCCAGTTTATGTAGCCACATGCATCAAATCTGTGAGAATCGACGTACTGAGCAAGGTCTTCATCTTGACTGTAGAATCTATATTCAGAATACCCAGATTCATTTATTTCCATTATCCACTTCATTCAAGAGCCTGTGAATCCTCCAGAATACTTCAAGCCAGTATTCCCATCCTTCTCTGAATTTCTCATATCCTACCGCCGCTATCCATTCTGCATATTCACATCTCTCATATCTGTTCTTTTTGACGTATTCATCCAACTCCGCATCATTGGAATGCGGATCATATAGAGCAGATCCAGTTTTTACCCACTTCATTTATAAGATATATTCTCTAGATCTATGTCCTAGGATAATATTTTACAGAACTCAGAATATTTCCATAAAGGATTTTATGAACTCTACTGCGACCTGCGGCACGATCGCGTTCCCATAGGCGCGCAGTCGTCCCACTCGGTTGGGTATCCCATGAGCCAGCGGGAATGAGCCGGGTTCAATACGTCTCGCTTTTCCGTCTCTGCACCATACGAGTTCGTACTCGTCCCAGAAACCAGAGTTACTTGCATACTTAGGGGTTTCCCTCTTCTTTGTTTCCAGCGTCTCTGATTGAATTCGTCCGATGCCTTCTCGCTTTTGTAGTCTCTTGCCGTTGGCGTCGCCCAACCGCTCAGATCTATTAAATGAACTATGTCTTCTACTGACCATTGTCTCTTCTTTTTGCTTAGATCCCTCTTCCTGCCTGTTTCTGTAGCGCAGGGAGTCGGCCACCCACCAAAGCCTTTGTCGGATGTGCGGCGCGCCGACGCTCGCAGCGCAGATATCTGCGGTCCCGACGGCATATCCCATCTTTTCCAAGTCAGAGCGTACTCTAGAGCCATACCCTTCCATCCTTCGAAGCAACCTGCTCTCCAAACACCGTTGGAGGTTTGCACTCAAGTATGATCTGTTTCCATACCGGCCATAGATGCCTTGGGTCTTTCTCAGCTTGTCGCTTCCCTGCGGCCGAGAACGGCTGACAAGGACATGATCCTGTCCATACTTTCTTTCCTTCAGGCCATCCAGCAATTTCAAGCGCATAGGCCCATCCTCCTATCCCAGCAAAGAAGTGGCATTGAACATAATCATCAAGAGCTCCAACATCTATGTCTTCTATACTCCTATTGTCTATATATCCTTCTTGTATGAGCCCTTCCTTCATCAAATTCTCAAGCCATCTACACACATACGGATCATTGTCATTGTAATACGCAGCCATTGTTCAATGTCTAATCCCAATGATTACTCATTGCGTACATATTAGCCATAAATTCTCAGACTTGAGGAAATATCTTATAGAAGAGTCTAGCACTTGAGCAATTGTATATGGAGTAAACAGTATAGGCTGGAGTCTCAGGTATATAGTCTCAGATCCAAGGATTCAATTCTCAAGCCTAATCTCAGATCCAAAATTTGTGTGATGGAATTTTTGTATTCTTAGTATGTGGAGTTCAATGAGTAGAGTTCTTGGTGTCAAGATCTCAGATCCAAAAATTTCATGAGGGGATTTTTGGGTGACCCAGGGTGTGCCAGTGCGCGCAATGCGCGCATAACCCGCCCCCCGTACCACCTATAGGCGCATAGGCCATTGCTGCGCCTACAAGCCGCGTACACGCGCACTAGGCATTGTGCAGTACCTAGTACCGCACCAGGCCACAACGCGCACCACGCGCGCTTGTAGGGGCGTTGTGGCCATACCTAGCAGGCATGGTACAGGCACAACAAAACCCCCGCGCCTACATGGTGCGGGGGCTTGGTTTGGGTTTGGCCCGCTTACTTATGCGGGCCGGTTTGCCTTACCACTAGGCGCGCACGCCACCTAGTGGCAAGGGGCGCGCAGCATGCTAGCGTTACTTGTTGTAACGCTTAGCAAGCGCAGCATACACCGCGCGCGCCGCCGCTATAGTAGCGGCCAAGCTGGGCGCGGGCATACCGGGCTTGCACGCAGGCGCGTGCTTGGCCACCAGTTTAGTGGCCGCAGCAACATGCTGCGGGGCCACAAACACGGCATGGCCATGCTTGTGGTACCAGCTAAACTGGTGCCGCACGCCTGCGGCACGCCAGGCACCCTGCATAGTGGCCATAGTAGCACCGCTATGCTGCGCCAACAAACGCCCCTTTAACTGGGCGCCTGCGGCACGGTAAGGGTACCCCGGGCAAGCGCACACAACACAGTGTGCGCCCGCCTTGGGCGCTTGGGCGCTTGGCACGCCAGGCCAGGCCGCCGCAGCGGCCATAGTGGCGTAAAAAGCGCCAGGCGTGGTAGGTGCCTGCATGGGCACAACCCCCTTGCCAATTAGTGCGCGCCGCCCCGCACCAGGCCTGGCCGCCCCGCGCGGCCAGTAAGTACACTACCACAACTACGCGCGCGTAGGCGCGCAATGTTTGCATACCAGCCATGCAACAAACGCATACCACCTGCGGGTGTAACACACGAAAACGCAATACAACCCACAGTTGCACAACCACAGGTTGTGCGCCACACAACCAAAACACGTGCATACTTGCATAGGTTTGCAAGTATGCAAATGCGTCTCTCACAACTTGCGTATGTGCATAGGTTTGCAAGTAAGCAAGCGTGCAAGTGGGCGCAGACGCGCCGTTGACCCGACGCTTGTGTGACCGCTGGATGATTTGGACCTAGTGTGAACACTGGATGACTGAGCGCTTGTGAACTCGCTGGACGGTTCTCTCTTCTACGCTGAAGATGCCGTGAGTGAAGAGTTCCTCCTCTTCATCATCAAAGAAGATGAAGAGACATGAAGAACTCGTCTTCATCTTCTTTGATGAAGAACTCACGCACTGGAGTTAGGGTCAAATTTTTTGACAATGAACTTGTGATTCCGCTGGATGATTTGGATCAATATATATGACTAAGAGCTTGTGACTCTGCTGGATCATCTTCTTTGATACTGTACGGCAAAAGGGTAGCGGACTGACTGCCCGCTACCCCTGCGGCTTAGGAGTCCAGCGCCGTAACCTGGTAAGTCACAGGCGGCTGAGCGTACTGCCTAACCTGTTCGAGCGTGAGCTCCTTGCCACGCAAGTTGGGCGGCAGGTTAAGCGGAATCTCCGTAACCTTGGTGGCAAGCGCTGCCAAGTGCAGCGGGAGGACGCCAATAACGTGCTTACCGGCGATCTCCCTGGCAGGATCCGTCACGTGCATAATGCACGCAACGGTGCCCTGGTCGTCAATAAGCCCCAGCTCCTTAATGTACGAGAGCAGGGCCGGATGGCGTGTAACGATGACCTTTTCCATCTTTGTTACCCCTTGCTAGTTGCTAGGCGGTATTGCCTAGTGTTTGCAGCGTAGTAGGGCAGACTGTCAAACGCAAATCCAAAGTGCATCAGTCGAAAAGAAGATGCATCTGAGGAGGCATCATCAAACAGGAAGACGTGTCTGAGGAGGCATCATCATCTTTGAAAATGAGATCAGAGAAGCTGACTTGGGTCAAATTTTTTGATAGGACGCTTGTGAAATCGCTGGATCAATTCGATTGACTGGGTCAATATATATGACTGAGGACTAGTGTGAGCGCTGGATCATCTTCACGGATGCTGGCGGGCAGCAGTAAGGGGGCCAGGATCCTGGCCCCCTTAGTGGCTTAAGCCGTAAAGCCGGTTTCGATCCCGCCCCCGTACTTACGGCAAAAAGCCACGATCCGCAGCTGCCGCTTGGGCATAACGGCAACCGCGCGGTTACCGAAGACCGTGTGGTTGTGGTAGGCCCACACGGCGTCGACGATCTGCTGCGGCTTAAAGCCAAGCAGCAGGCCGCGAACGAACGATGACAGCGGCAGGGTAACGCCCTGCCAGCTGATCCAAGTACCATGCCTGGTAATTTCGATCTTCATAGCATTTACCCCTTGCTAGTTTTGGGCAGCACCATTGCTGCCCATGTTGCCAGCATGGCAGGGTGGATTTTCCATTGCAAATCCTTTATGTATCCGTCAACAAAGAAGACAGCGCCTCAGACGCATCATAAGGAAGGAAGAAGTTAGAGTTGCATTCATCTTCTATGATGAAGATAACTCGAATAGGAGGCTGAATCATCTTTGAAGATGACATCATGCGAATTGAACAGACTCAAAATATCTGACTGTGAACTAATGATTCTATTGGATGATTTCGGTCAAATTGTATGAGAGAAGGCTAGTATGACTGCTGGATGATTTGGATCAACACATATGAACTAGAGCTTATCCATTCGCTGGATGGTTTCCTCAAAAAGTGTTGGGGCCTACCTGGCCCCATAGTCAAGCCAACTACTTGTTGGCGTAAATCGGCAACTGCACGTTGCCGGGTCGTCTGTATTTGTACTGCGTTACGGCAGCCAGCATCCTGTAGGCGCAAGCCGTAACCTTAAGCGGGTCAGCGGCGGCAAGGCGGGCCGGTCCAACCAGGGCCTTGGCCAGCTCAATATGCTGCCGCTTAACCCAAATGGCGGCGGTCAAAGCAAGGCCGTCAATGCAAACGGCCACGTCGCCAAACGGCTTGGCCCAATCAGGGGCCTGTCGTTCCGGGTTATTGTCTCCCCAAAACAGCGTAAGGCCGTCGTCCACGCTGGCAACATGCTGCAAAGCCGTGCTGTACAGCTTGCGCATGTCATCGTAGGGCAGGTCAAATGCCCCAAGCGCGTGGTCAATAACCTGCGTGGGCAGGTCGTAGGCATTGCCATACACCCACACAGGGTACAGGTCTTCCTGGCGGGCAATAATGGCAAAATCGCCAAACACGCCGCCGTAGCCGTCGTCGTCCCCGTTGGGCACGTACGCGGCCAAGTCATCGTACAAGCTGGTTGTGTTGTTGGTCATCGCTAAACCCCTTGCTAGTGCTGTGGCCCCATTGCCACAGTACCCACACTAATAGGGCTGATAATCAAACACAAATCTAAAATGCATCTATCCCATTGGAAGATAACACGAAAAGGGCGTTGAATCTTCTTTGAAGAAGATGCCTCTATGCGTACCTCATCATCTTTGATGGGGATGCTTATTCACACTTCATCTTCTTTGATGAAGATTTGGCGTCTAGTTTGTCTTGTTATAAGAGGATGAGCTTGTATGACCGCTGGATGATTTGGATCAATATATATGATAGGAAGCTTGTGATTCCGCTGGATGATTTGGATAGCCAAAAAGAAGGGGCAGGCTTTGATGCCTACCCCAAACAAGCCTAGATATACGGCCGACCATCCCCGCCTGGGCCTACCATGCCGTACAGCCCATTAGCGACGAAGGCGCAAGCCTTAGCCAACGACTTTTTGTTAACGGTGGAGCAGAACACCCTGCTGCCTACCTGGATAGTGCTGGAACACACCCTTACGCCACACAGATCTACATACCGTATGGCAAAACTAAAGTGCGCATGCGGAACTACGGCGAAGTAGCCCACATTGACCAACACCTTAAACCGCTGTATGACGTTCTCCACCTGCTGATACTCACCATTTACCAAATGCGTACCAGCAGTGAAGCGTTCCAGATCCGCCAGCTTTAGCCAGCCAACCCGACTGAGGACCTGGCACAAAACCGGCAGTTTGCTGGGATCGTCGCTGTGAGTAACCACGCACAGCGCATACAGGTTACGATTTTCCATAGTTTTTTACCCCTTGCTAGTGTTATGGCACCATTGCCATAGTAACAGCCTAGTAGGGCTGAATATCAATAGCAAATCATAAATACTTCAGTCAATTAAGACTCAAAGGCCGCTTCGAGTTATCTTCATCGTAGACGAAGAACAATACTCTACCGCAATCATCCACGTAGAAGAGACATACAGTCAAAAAGAAGGGGCGAGTTTTGATACTCACCCCAAGTTGCCTAGCAGGGGGAAGCTAGTACAGGAACTTGGCGGTAGCGATAATGCCCACGCCGAACACACCGCCAAGAATCAGAGACCCTATGGCTGCCAGGCCGAGGATAATTGCGGCTTCGAGCTTATGCATGGTTTAACGCCTCCTTAGCGCGCTTGATGGTATCGCCGTACAGGGAGGCCAGCGCATTGTACAGCAGGAGCGACATGGCATAGTGCGGTTCCATGCCGATGCTGTGCGCTTGGCTGTGGACAGCCGCTGGCCACGAGCTGCTAAGCAGGTCGTCGACGCGCTGCACATCCCTGGGGTGAATGAACACAACCTTGCCTTCGTACAAGGCCGTGGTGCTGTCGAGCTCGTGGTCCCACACAGGCCCAAGGATTACACGGTGGGTGCATCCCGCAGCCTTGAGGTCGTCCACGGTTGCCTGCCCATCAGCCGCCAGGCGGTATGCCCGATAGACGGGCTGGGCAAGCTTCAGCATATCCTGAATGTCTTGCATTGCTTAATCCCCTTTGCTAGTTGCATGGCTTGCTTGCCATGTTGCCAGCATGGCAAAGGTGATTATCAAACGCAAATCTAAAGTGCGTCAGTCGCAGCGGAAGAGAAACCCTCGTGGCTGGTCGTCTTTGATGAGGATAACTCGAATAGCGGGTTGAATCATCTTTGAAGAGAAGCTGCGAGGCGGCATCGTCTTCTTGGATACCTCGAAACAAAAAGAACCCCGGCCTACCTGGCCGGGGATTTTGCTTGGCTACGTGCCAAGACGCCAGCCCAACAGCGCGCCGTAGACGGCGGCGGCAAGCTGGGCCGACGGAACCGTACCCTGCAGCGCACCAGCCAAGGACTGGGCGGCGCTGCGGTCCTGCTTGCGCGGGAACACGGCGCAGTAGTACATCAGTTCGTTAACCGCCGGGCCGTAGTCCTGCTCGAAGTTGGGCAGCAGGTTTTCCATTTCCCGCATGGCCAACACAAAGTCGTCTTTGTTGTTGGCCATAAAGCCGCGCAGGTTTGCCCAAGTATCCTGCACGCTTCCCGTGCTGCACTCAGCAAGCGCAGCAACAAAAGCGGCCAGGTCATCCGGCAACGGCTTAGCGGAAAACACCCAAACCGGGACCGGACCAACCTGCTGCATCAACTTAGGCCAGCCCGGCCAATCAGGGTGCATGTTGTCGTTACGCACCCTAAGGATTTCGCTGTAGTACTGGTAAGCATCCATTGGTTAATCCCCTTGCTAGTTGCTAAGCACCATTGCTTAGTGTGCCCATGCTAGTAAGGGGGACTTTCAAAGGCAAATCCAAAGTGCATCAGTCAGGCCGGACTCAAAACAGCTCTGCTGGCTCATCTTTTGCGAGTCACAGCGCCATTCGAGTTATCATCATCTATGATGAGGAACAGTACTCTGCTGCAATCATCAGTCCTGATTCATTAGCCTATTCGAGTTATCTTCATCGTAGACGAAGACAAGTGAGTGCAAATCTTCTTCGCTGAAGAGGATAACTCGAATAGCGGTTTGAATCATCTTTGATGAGGCAATCATCTTCATGATGATGAAATGCCTGGCAAGCTCATCTTATATGAGATAGAGCTTATGAATCCGCTGGATGATTTGGTCCTAGCGTGTGAACTAGAGCTTATGGATTTGCTGGATCAATTGGATAGACATATACCGTCAAAAAGATGGGCGGGGCATTGAGCCCCGCCCGATGGCCGCCTGGCAAGGGGTTCAGGCAGCCGCGTCGCTGGCCTGCTCGTTAACGAGCACCGGCACCGGCGGTGTGGACTCGGCCTTGGGCTTGGCCTCCTCCTTGGGCTTCTCCTTGGGCGTAATGGCGTCGACCAGGGCCTCATAAAAGCCCATGAACGCCTGCTTCCTAGCCGCCTCGAAGTTGGCCCGGAAGCTGGTAGCCTCGCCCTGGAACTTCTTGCGCCCCACCTTCAGCGCCCCGTCACTGCCGATGGACACGGCGTAACGCTTGGCAAACTGAAGCGCCTTGCGCGTGTGGGTGGGATGGACCAGCGCCACGAAGCAGTTCTTGTAGTGCCAGGACAAGCCCCACCTGTCGCGCGGGACGCTGCGCTTGCTGAACGCCTGGTTCAGCTCCCCCACGGTCTTGCCGGGGTTGTGGGTAATCACGTCCCACTTGACCGGGGCCGTGTCCCCACGGGGATTGTAACCCTCTCCCACCAGGGGGATGGCCACCGCGCAGCCCGCGTTGAGCATGCCACGGTAGCTGTTCTTCAACTCGCTGGCCTTGTAATAGGTATCACGCATTGTTTCCTCCTTTGCTGCTAGATGCGCGGCACTAACTGCACCGCCCTATGGTTTGCAGCATGGCAGGGTTGATTGTCAGTTGCAAATCTAAAATGGCTGCATTTTTGTGAGGTGGGACGGCTCATCAACCTTGAGTCAAACCGCTATTCGAGTTATCTTCATCGTAGAGGAAGAACACAGCCCTATATATTATATAAAGTGCGCCAATTCGTCAAAGCTGAGTCATTGGCCTATTCGAGTTATCCTCATCAAAGAGGACTCAAAGCCCTATTCGAGTTATCTTCTTCAATGAAGAACGTACTCGTTTTGTTTCGGATCATCTTTTTTGATGATACCGCATCCTCATCATGATGAGGATCTATGGGAATGACACCCGACATTACGCTAGAGTATGAGCTTGCATATGAGCTGGATTGATTCAAAATATCTTCATTTTGAAGATGAACATGACGGTTTTTTGTCATTTTTCGGATTCACAAACTTCATCCAGCTAAGTCATTGTAAAACAACAAAACACGATCGCGTGTCTCAAGCGGGGCAGACGTCGTTTTTGGACCGTGTTTCATCTTCATCCATGACGCTTTTGAATCATAAAATCTTCCTCATGAAGAAGACATTCCACACTTGAACCGGAATCCATGGAATGATGCCAGAGGTTTTGTATGAAAGTGAGCTAATATGACCGCTGGATGAGCCTGTACACTCCCATACTTTAGACCCAAAAAAGACTTGCATGTGAAATTCCACCATGTAAGGGTTATAATGCTGGCGCGGCATATGCGTCAGGGCCTAAAAGTCAATGGTTCCATAGGAGTAACCATTGGCAGGACGACAGGGGTTATGCCCGGCCATAGAGAGCCTAGGGGGCCAGACGGGAGCGGTACTTGCCTTTGAGCAAGCAGCGCACGTCGCAGGGTAGCGGAAGCCTACAGCGAGGCGCACAACGTGGTCTGCGCCGGTAGAGCTGGATATGACCGCTAAGGAAAATTCCCTGGGTGGAATTCCCAGGGCCAGGGGCTGAGTAGCTGATATAGTGAAACCCCTGCGAGGACTGCGGAATACTCTGGTTTTACTCGGTATGCAGCAAGCCGGACGGTGTGATGAGCTGTAGGGATACAACCGCCCTGAAGGTCAGAAAAACCTCCTCTTACCATGCAACTTGACAGGGGGTACTGAGTGCTGGCGTGATGCGGTACTGTAAGTATCCCCTTGCTTTATCCATTTATGGACCAACCAGTAGAGGACGTGATGAAATGACCAGTACATGGAGAACAATGCAAGGACTGAACACATACGGTGGTGGGTACAGCCTGAGAAAGAAACACAGGGCTGATCGCTGGTTCAAAGGGAAAGCCGGTGATGAAATAACCGCCAAGATGTGCCGTAAAAAGAGCAAAACCTACAAAATAAGGAGTGGCCCAAGTCCTTGGACGCCAGGGGAAACTCTGGAACACTACCCTGAAATACATCCTTGGCATGTGAAAAACGCTGAGGCGCTAATAGCGAAAATCAACCTATACTGGGAAAGCAAAGGGCTGCCGACCAAAGTAAACATCACCAATGAAATGAGAAAGAAATACGGACCCAAACAATAAAAAAATCTGAGTAATACGTTACTGGAAGGAGGGGTTGGGGAGGGAAAATTGAGAGAAGAAGGGGGATAGCATTCAGAGATAGAGAATTTCGAGTTTGACACTTACTCCCAATACATGAGAGAAACTGAATCATGGTGAGGATCCTACCGGAAGACATAGAAGACCTATTCCATGAATCATTTGAATTCAGATATTCAAGGGAAGGTGGAGAATATTGGTGGGACATTTACGAACATGTAACTGACCACCTTGAATGGATAATGAGGAAAGATGAAGTGATGGACTACGAGATGATGGAATTCATTCTATACAAAAGAATAGAATATGAATGGGAAGAGAAAGCCATATGGGAGAAGTTGAATGAATCTCTTTGCAGTGGGAATACCTGCGAAGGGAACAGATACTGGAAAGAAGTTCTGAAAAGATTTGGGAAATTAGTGAACAAGAAAACTCTCCATCCTGCCTATAGGGAGAAATGAGATGAAGATAGTGAAAAATAAATTCATTGTGAACGACGAAGGAAGAGTAATCGGGAAAATCTCAAAAGTCAGATATGAAAACAATAGAGTGACGATCTACAACGTAAAAGGAGAGACGGTGGGTCATACGAGTCTAGAGAAACTCTTTGATGTATGTAGAGCTCTAGAGAAAATCGGAGTGTTGGATTCCAATGATCCAAAACTGAATCCAAAATGGGGAATTGTGAAATACATAGGAGAAAGTCTATACAAACTCGGAGATACTATTGGATACATAAGTCCGAATATGGACGAGATGTTTGAGATTGATGAAGAAAATAAGATCATAAAATTCAAACTTTCCTCGATGGAAAAAGAAATCAGAGAGGAAATTCAAGACGAGTTTGAAGGTAAATTCAAGAACTTTTTGAGGCTCTACTTCGACAAAGAGACTCTGAAACCCATAAAAGGGAATACGGTAAAAAACATCTGTCTGAAAAGCGCATTCGAGAAACAAGTTGAGCTTTACAACAAATCTCTCATTCTTTCCAGACTTGTAGCAGAGGTCTCACTGATAAGCTTCAAAGAAGCGAATGCCTCACTGGAAGAGGCTCTGTCCAAGTTTGGGTACAAATTCACAATCGAGTACTGAAAGGAGGTGAAGACCGCTGACACGCAGAATTCTAAAGAAAGCGCTGACGAGCTGCGTCATCGCAATCGCTTCACTTGCGATTAGCATCATCATGGCGGGCTCGTTCACCTATGGAGCCCTCATGATAGCTGAGGGAAACTTCCTCCTTGGAACAAGCCATCTCCTTCTTGGTTGGTCTATTGCCTTTCTGGTAATTGGTCTGATTACAGATTTCAATCTCTGATAAGAAAGGAGGTGAAAACTCTTGAAAATCTCTAAGAAAATTCAGAGAAAGCTCGAAGCCAGGCTCAAAGGCTATAAGATAGCCTGCGAAATCGCAGAAAAGAAGAAGCCTGGATCGAGCAAGGGACTGAGGATTCCTGGATCTAGGAATCCAAGGAAGCAGGCATGAGAACGATGGAGCCTTACGAAGAAAGACTCATTGAATTGAAAGCCGTAGAAGCGCTGATACGAGCTCTGAAGTCTATGTCTGAGACGGAAGAGGAGCGTCTGGCGCATTCAGCGGCTTTGAAGAAGCTCAAGAGAGTTCAGAGAAAAGTTGGGATCTCTGGATCTCTCTTTGGGTTCCTTTCCAATTTCAAAATTTCAAAATTGGGAAGGAATGCGCTGCTTCTAATAAAGCGAGTAAGGATGGCGGTCAATGTCTACAAATTCTATCGGCATTACTCAATGCCGAGGAAAGCATCGGCCGTATTGAAGACCTTACTCGCATTGTAGAAGCTCTAAACTTTCTGATAGAAAGGAGGTGATAGTAAATGGCCGAGAAGAAAGTGAAGAAGATCCCTCTGGACAAGCTTCCCAAGGCCAAGGTCGGATTGAACTACAAGCCGCATATGGACGACAGACGCGGTCTGTATCGCGGCGTCAATCAGGAAGCTCTGGCGAAGCTGATCGAGATTCTCGAAGATACCGACTTCTCTGACGCTCCAGAGCCTGAGGAGTTCTGGGAAGAGGTGATCGCCAGGCTGAAGAAAATTCAACGGGATACCAAGCTCGTTCTCACCACCCTGAAAATTCAGGGTAAATTGGAAGGAGACTGAGCGTCACTTTTGGGGGTGCGGACGCTTTCGCACTCCCAGTTTTATGGATTTGATAGAAATGAGTGATAATCTCATAGACTACCTGTTCGGTAAAACGAGCATAAAAGAAGAGATAGATAAGAAAAGACTGATGTGGAAAAACTTTCTTGACCATACCGAGACGGAAAACAAGAGAGAGGTCTGGAAGAACCTTCTGTCTAGAAGCGAGGAAGAGGTCACGCTGTTGACCTGCTTCGACCTTCTATACCCGAGCCTATTCCTTAAATCAAGAGAAGGATATGAGTATTGGGATTGCGTAGAAACGAGATTGATGAACTCTCTTGACCTCTCTTAGAGTAAGTCTAAGATTGGATGAATTCAAAAATACTCCGTTTTATGAATTTCATGGAGTTTTAGGAGAACAAGACATGAAAAGGTATGAGATGATAGAACTCATGGCGCTAAGAATAGCGCCTTATTCTCTCCTTCAGGAAGGCTACGAATACTGGTACGAAGTCTCAAGGAGAGTAAGACGTCTATATGAGTTGAAGGAGAACAATCGTGAAAGTGTACAGAATTCAGAGGAAGCCTCTGACTGAGAAACAGATAAATGAGCTTCCCTCTGTTATAAGGATGAAGCTCAAAAGAACCAGGAACTCTAGAAAGATCCTGAAAGTCAGATGCCTGTACATCAACTATCAGCCGGTTCTCTATTATCAGAGAGACATGGGCTGCATCAGAGCAGTTGACATGGTCGGGAGCGCTGATACGTTCTATGCAGGAAGAAACAGAGATACCATCCATACTTCTGACCAGGAAGTGATCGATCTGATCAATAAAGAAAGAATCCTGGTTTCCATTGACGATCAGCTTAGAGCGCTAATACGCAGATGTCTTTCTAGCCTGATCAATTCTGCAATACGCAAAGCCATGATCGTACGGCTTTCGTATTCATCCGGCAATGAAATCTGTAGAAAGATTCTGCAGAGACTGGCAGAAGACGCAGGATGCAGTGATCGGGAGATAGAATCTCTAAAATATCTGGAATTCTGAGGAGAACTGCACATGTTCAAGCTGAAAAACGAAGAAGAGATAGTCAAATTATGGAAAGAACAGTTCAATAGTGGATATCGCTCTCCCATTATGGAAAGGGAGAGGGAGAAAATCTATGAAGAATTCTGTGAGAGGATCCTGAGTATTCTGAGATCTGATCCTACTTTGTCAAAGAGCTCAGATACTGATCCAAGGTAATCGTGTTAGAGTCTTTCATGACTCTCTCCATGCCCATTATCTTGAGTAACATCGCCAAAGACCTAGAGACGACTATATAACGCTCAAACGTTTCCCTATCGTCGCTTCCTCGTGCAATCTCAATTTCCAGGTCCTGCGCAAGAGTCGCAAGACCGGCACATCGTTTGGCGATTTCTCTCTGAGCAGTCGTAACGTAGTCCATACCGCCAAGATCTGATATGAACTGCTCATAAATCGAGGTCATTGTTCTGACTCGTGGATCGTTGGCGCTCAATCCATCGAGCCACTTCCCAGTTCTTGGATTGTATCTTACAAGATCCCTGGCCTTTGTCTTAAGGACCTTCTTGAGGAACTTCTTATCAGACTTCCTTCTTTTGTAGATTTCTTTAGTGGCAGAAGACATTGCCTTCTGCAAAGAATCTGAAATGCGCTCAGTCATGTGAACTCCCTAATATGACAGCTGGATGAAATTGTACATGTCAAAGAAACTAAAGAAAAGACTTTTGCCTGACGAGACTGTCACAGCATCGATATTGATAGACATATCGCTCTCATTATCTCTTACAAGAGAGGGCGAGGAGTACTGGAGAGAAGTCAAAGATAAGATATTCGACAACAATGAATTGAGTTTGCCTATGTCTGAAGTATTAATGCTTGCATTGGGAGAACAGTAAGACGGACAAAGATCCATCCTAAGAAACTCTCAGAATGGAGAATGATATTGAATAGGTCGGGAAGGATGAATTATAAAGAACTGAGAGAAAGATATTCTGAGAAGGCTCTAAAGCAATGCTTCTCAAGCCCGATGAGGGTTGGGCATCTGCTGATTGAGGCATTCAAGCTTGACGTTTCAAGAGAAGGGCTCAGATACTGGTATGAAGTAGACAGCCGAATTCCCAATAAAGAACAAGCTCTGAGCGTAGATGAAGAGTACAAAATCCTGAGTGAGATAGGCGGATACTTGGAGAAGAAGTATATCAGGTGAATATCTCACTGGTCTTTTTGTGAGAGACCAGTGAGATGTCCACTGATGGGCATCATATAGAACTTCTACATGGAAGGAGGAGACAATGAGACCAAGTGATGCCAAGGAAGTCCTCAAGGCCATGTTCCGCATGAGGCGTCCGATCCTGCTGTCCGGGATGCCCGGCGTCGGCAAGACATCCATTGTCGTGCAGGCGTGTGAGAGCATCGGCATGAAGTATGTTCTGTTCCACCCGGCAGTCAGCGAGCCGACTGACTTCAAGGGCTATCCGTTCGTTGTGGATGGCCAGGCGCTGTTCCTGCCGTTCGGGGATCTTAAGATCCTGCTGGACGCGCAGGAGCCGATTGTGGCGTTTATGGACGACTTCGGACAGGGACCCGCTTCCACTCAGGCTGCCATCATGCAGCTGCTTGGGAGCCGACGGCTGAACGATCACGTTATCAGCGACAACGTGACGTTCGTACTCGCCACCAATCGCAAGCAGGACAAGGCCAATGTGAGAGGCATCCTGGAGCCGGTGAAGTCCAGATGCATCACCATCATCGAAGTGACGCCCAATCTGGACGATTGGTGTGAATGGATGATCAAGAACAACAAGTCTCCAGAGGTCGTCGCGTTTATCCGCTGGAGGCCTGAGTTCTTGGAGAAGTTCAAGCCCACCAACGACATGACCAATTCTCCATGTCCGCGCACGTTGGCGAACGCGGCGGACTTGGTCGCAAATCCGGACATCCCGAGGAACTGCTTGTTCGAAGTCCTCGCTGGCGCTGCCGGTGAGGCCTTCGCAGCGGAATTCACGGGATTTCTGAAGGTCTATCAGAACTTGCCGGATCTGGACAAGATGCTTCTGATGCCGGACCAGGCGCATATTCCCACTGACGAGGTCGGCGTGTTGTATGCCATCGCCGTCGGCTTGGGAGTGAGGGCTAACAAGAGGAACTTCAAGAATTACACGAAGCTCCTCAGCAAGATGCCTGACGAGATGGCCGTCACATCCATCAGGACTGCCGTTTCCAAGACTCCTGACTTGGTTGAAACCAAGGAATACATGGAGGGATGGGGAAGGCAGTTCGCTGAGAAGATGTACTCTGACGACTGACATCTCGCTACAGCGCAGGGGAGCCAGCCAGTCTGGCTCCCTCACGGTGCAGCGAGAATGCGCCGAACAGAAAAGGAGGTAACAATGACCAGTATTTCAGAGAAAGCGATGCTGTCCAGGTTTCGTGCGACGGGCTGGAGAGCCAGCAAGGCTGACAGAAGCGTGAGCGATGAGGTCGCCGAGAGCAAGAAGGCAGAGCGGACGGCTGGGAAGTATTACAAGAAGTTGATCCGCTGTGTCGCCATCGACGACTTCAATCGCACCGTAGCGTCTGCCAGAGCGTATCACAACAAGGTGACGCTGCCGTGGCTCGACTCGGACTTCCGGATCTTGCCGAACAAGTTCCATATGGAACATGTCCAGCAGATGGCGAAGTTCCGTGAGGAGTGCATGGAGCACGTCGAGCACTTCTGCCAGTTGTACGAGCTCTCCAAGAACGATGCCAAGAAACGTCTTGGGGAGTTGTTCAACGAGCAGGACTATCCGCCCATCGAAGACCTGAAGGCCAAGTTCACCTTCACGGTGAGCTACATGCCGATCCCAGAGGTCGGGGACTGGCGTGTCGAGGACAGCCTGAAGGCTGAGACGGAGAAGATGCTGCTCGAAGCTCAGAACGAGGCTGTGAGAGACCTGCTTCGCAGACTCCACAGTCGCGTCGAGAAGCTTCACGAGAGGCTGTCGGATCCTACGGCATCGTTCAGGAACTCTCTGCTCGACAAGGTCAAAGGGCTTGTGGAAGTCATTCCGGACATGAACGTCATCGACAATGCTGACGTCAGGACGTTCACGGAAGAGGTCCGCAAGCACCTGTGCTCCGTGCATCCTGACGACCTCCGCAACGACCTCGTGAAGAGGCAGAAGGTCTCTGACGCTGTGTCTGAGATCCTGGAGCGTATGAAGGGATACGTATAAAAAGCAGCTCGAAATCCTGTATAGCTATGGGGGGAGTCATATATGACTCCCCCTAGTCTCTTTTATTTGGATATTCGTTATGCGATTTAATCAGACACTGAGACCCATGAGGAAGAGAATTCTCCTAAAAGACAGTGACGCTCCCCGTCTTCTAGTATATTCGTTTGATTGGTTTGCATCTAAAGACGGAGGAGATGAGGACGGATCAGATGAATTCTGGCATCAGATATATAGGAGAATGTCGTTCTGTAGAGCAGAAGTTCAACCCAATAGAAAACGGATAAAGAAGAAATGAGAAAAAAGCTTCTATTAAGATATAGTGAAGCTGGAATATTATTGATACGCGCCTTCCATTGGCGTTTATCTAGAGATGGAGGAGTCCCATATCTATCAGACCTATATTGGTACTTAGTCCATAAAAGGATTATGGGAAGCAATGCGGAAGTCAGAAGTAGGACCAAATCCGTCTACAATAAGAATAAAAAGGATCACATTACTGAATACCGTAAGATGCATCATTAAGACATACTGCGACTTCTCAAAAATAGACCATAGATGATAGACTATAACGAATAATTCGTTAGCTCATTACAGAGCATCCATAACCAGAAAAGGAGGTTGAAATGACCGCTCAACCTGGAAACGTGATCCAAGTGACCGTGATCAGCGAGGAAGAGAAGAACCGACTGGAGAAGCGTGCTGAGGAGCTCATCTCCAAAGCAAAGACGAAGGTCGTTCTAGACCATCCGGAATTCTCCATTTTCATTCTGACGTCGAAAATGGAACCGGATTGGTCCTTCCCAACGCTGGCGACTGATGGACAGTGGATCAAGTATAATCCACACTTCATCTGCCAGTTCAAGGTGAAGCACATCAAGACTTTCTTGATGCATGAGTGCCTGCACATCATGATGCTTCACGCTTCCAGGCGTAGGAACAGACCCCATGTGAAGTGGAACATGGCCTGTGACTATGCGATCAATGCCCTGCTGGTCCAGTCCAAACAGGACTTCGGCATGAAACCTGGAGAATTCCTGTACGGCAAGGAATTCGAAGGAATGTCTGCCGAGGACATCTATGCCAAAATCCCCGATCCGCCTGAGAGGGAAGGTGGAAATGGGGATGGTGAATGTGAGGGCCAAGACAAGACTGGGAAGTCCAATGCTGGACACGGTCATACGAATGCAGGCGGATGCACCTGCACCATCCTGGATCCCAGGAATCCTGATGGCTCTAAGATGACTGAGTCTCAAATCAAAGAGCTTGAGTCTCAGGTAAAGATCGCCGTCGCACAGTCTGAGGCGATTGCGAAGCAGTGCGGCAGAGATCCTCTTGGAGTCAAAAGGATCCTGAAGGCCATCGAGGCTCCGGTTGTAGACTGGCGAACCCTGCTGGCTAATCTTGCGACAGAGATCGCCCACGACGACTACACGTGGACCAAGGCTAATAGGAGATACGTCTATTCCGGCGCATTTCTACCGAGCCTTGAGAATCGCGAAGTCGGTCACATCGCATTCGTGATCGACACGTCTGGATCGGTGTCTGACAAGGAAGTCAGCAAGGCTGCGGCAGCAGCGGAGGACATGTTCAATATCATCAATCCAAGCAGGATTGAGGTAATGTATGTGGACTATTCGCTGCACGGCATCCAGAATCTCGATGCCTCTGACCTTCCCTTCAAGCTTGAGATCAAGGGAGGGGGAGGGACGAGCTTCCGTCCTGCGTTCGAGCATATTAGCAAGAACGAGGACGACGAGCCTGTCGCATTGGTCTACGTGACCGATGGGTATTGTCGAGACTTCCCGAAGGAGGAGCCGGATTATCCAGTAATCTGGCTGCTTATCGGGGATTACGACAGGCGGTTCACTGCACCGTTCGGAGACGTTGTAAGAACAGACGAATAAGAGTATCTGACCAAACTATTCTGGGATCTTGTATAAGATCCCAGACTTTATCCATTTATATGAGGAGAGAATGATAAATACAGAGAAAGATAAGGATGATCACACAAAGTGTGTTGTATATCTACAACAGATGTTTCCATATAGAAACAGCATGGAAGGATGGGAATATTGGACTACAGTCTATTTTAGGATAATCTCTTTTTATAGAAGGGATGATATGGAATAGGATCTGGACATAGACATGAAAACAAACAAGAAAACAGAAGATACCGCAGTAAGTGAAGCCTCAGAAATTAGTCAGCAGATCTTTTTCTATGGTCTGAATGGTAGAGAGGGCTGGGAATATTGGCGATATGCGTTCACTAAAATAAATGAAATCTTAGTTAAGAACTTAGTAGAACTGGAGGTGATGAAAACAGACAATGATTGAAGGGACAAGAGCATTCATGGACGATAGGATGGAGCTCTTAGATAGAGCATTCACATGGATCTGTTCAAGAGAAGGATCAGAGTATTGGACATATGTATTTGAAGCTCTAGACAACCTAAGACCCGTGTATCCTTAATACGGAATGAAGCTAATATGTGAACTGGATAGAAATGGACACTCTAGGAAATAGAATAACGGTAAATATCGGTGCGCTTCTAAATGAAGCTTTCCATTGGAGATGTTCTGAAGAAGATTATGTTTACTGGCATCAGATCTATGATGCTTTGAATGATCTTGACAGTATCAGCACCGAAATCATATTCGTCCATAAGCCATTTGGACCACCCAAAATCTGTGTTTCCCCTAAGGGCAGGAGCAGATGAAAGGAGTAAAACCAAAAGTGTTCATAAGAATTTGGCGTAGGAATGAGAGACTCCTATGGAAGACCGGGATATTCTGGGTAAAGACAAGAGAAGGACTAGAATACTGGAAAGCCGTGGGAGAAAGATTCAGCATTAGACATGAGCAAGACGACGTTGATCTATACAATCAATAAAGGAAAAGAACAGCCTCCCTGGTTTAGAGGGATAGTTTGGGAAGCAGTAATACATCCAGAAACAGAATCTATGAAGTTAATGGATATCAGCTTCTGGTATGACTGTTCGAGAGAGGGATTCGATTACTGGCTCTATATCTTAAGAAGGATAGAAAGTGAAATATAGCATAGTTGAAATACAAGAAGACCTTCCAGAATATTCTCTTTGCAGAAAGTATGGGGTGATTCCTTCAAAGGAACATTACCCATATCAGAGTGAATATGATCTGAGTTGGATATCTGCATTGCTTGATAGTTGCTTCATATTCAGACATTCTATGGAAGGACCAGAGTATTGGATGGAAATCCGCAAGAAGCTGAATTTCATAAAGTGAAATCTGGTAAGATGCCAGAGGAATACATGAATCCTGCTAAGAGAAGGAAGAAAAGATTCCTATTCGATCCTATAGAAGCAGCAAGACTGCTGGATCGCTCATTCATTTGGCATAGATCTAGAGAGGAAGACAGCTATTGGATATTCGTTCAGAGAAGGATCAGAACATCATGCCAGAACGAGTAGAAGTGAGGAAAAGACATAAAAGCAGTAATACGTATCTATGCATCAATACTGAGACTCCAAAGCCCAAGTGGTTTAGAGGAATAGAGTGGGATTTTCGTGTAAGCGAGAAATCTATGTTAGAGAAATTGGCCATTGTTTCCTTCTGGTTCTCAGAGCCAATGGAAGGGTATGAGTATTGGAGAGAGGTCTATGATCGGATAAAATTCTTGAACAGGAAAGACAGGGAAACATGAAACTTCCTATCAAGATAAATGCAGAAAATATGAGACCAAAGTGGTTCAGTGGGGTCACGTATCACTTAACAATAAGAGAGAGTACTGAGATACATCTGTTACTAAATTCAGCTTTCTGGTTCAGTGCCTCCAATGAAGGAGCAGAATACTGGTATGAAGTCAGAAATAGGATAGAGAGCCATACAAAAGAACAGGAATATGTCTTTCCATACGAAACAGCTATGGAGCTGCTAGATAAGTCATTTCTCTGGGCTTCTACCAGAGAAGAAGTAAGATACTGGATGCACGTATATTATGGATTTCAAAGAATTTGAATCTAAGAGTCCTACAAGCCTTAGGATCCGTTCCATTCAGACATCAAGATGAAAAAGAAAATTCCATACTCAAAAGAGATCAGTACCAGAAGAACAAATGGAAACGACTCTAATGAACGAAATATTCATAAGGACCATAATAAGAAAGGAAATAAGTAAGATACACTTTTCTGTCATATTTGACTTCTGCTCAACAAGAGAGGGCAAAGAATACTGGAATGGATCTTTGTACTGTCATGTCTATGTATTTTACTTTTACAGAGATTTCTGCATAAAAGGGAGCAAGATCGATAAATGGCTAGTAGGAAAACATGAAAGAGATTTCATTGAATATACAAATACGAGCTCTATTGATGCGCCTTAAGAAGAGACCCAAACAGACAATGGATGAAGAAAGATACAACAATATATTAGACCTATTTGTTAGAGACTCTAGAACTCTATACATAATAGAACCAGCCTTCTATACCTCAGTATCCCACGAAGACTGGGAATATTGGTACGAAGTATTCAATAGAATGTCTTCACTCTTTGCAAGAGAATTGAAAGCGAATGGAGTGTTTGAAGGAATTGGCGTCATAAGACCAAAAGTCAGGATGAGAAAGAAACCGCCGACGACGAAGCTATTCTGACTGTGTTCCTCCACGCATGGTCAGTGAAGTATGTGAACCTAGTGGAGAAGAAAAGGAGGGTATAAATGCACGAATCTGACCTTGTTGACGAGTATGCGCAAGTCTGTAAGCGCATCGAGTCTCTTAACAAGAAGAAACAGAAGCTCAAGCAGGAGCTTCTACGTCTCACTGGGAATACCTTCATCGGCAACAAGTATGCCGTAGTGAAAGTCGTCTCAACGAGGGAGACGCTGAAGACGGCAGAAGTCAAGAAGTTCCTTGGCAAACGCCTTGAAAAGTTCCTGCGCGTGACTGATGTTATCTCCTTGAAGATTGTAAAGCTCGACAAGAGAACATCGAGCAGGATTGTTCCTCTCGATGAATTCTCAAAAGAGCAGAAGGAGAAAGTCGCGTGATAAGAACCATTCTGTACTGTACGATCGCTGCTGGACTCACAGTAGTCGGGTTCTTCTGGGGACTCTATCTCCTATTGGAGAACCTGGATAAAGTAGTGAAGTAGTGATCATTATTCAAACTCGGCCACAGAAATGTGGCCATTCTTTTATCCATTTCATGCAGTGCAACATGAAAAGGAGGAATGGAGAGACCATACATCAAAAGATGAGGAGAAAAACAAATGAAGCATGGTTGGAAGTATTCCCCATACCGGATTGTGCGTGAAGGAACACGTCACTTCGGCGTGGGAACATGCGAAGAGTGTGGATTTGAAGTGAAGATCGGACTCTCAAAGAACTTGCCCAGAAATGTAATGATGGAAAAGTTCGCCCAGAAGGGTCTGTTTCCTTCACACAATATCCCCACCAAGAAAGCGAAGTTCAGAACTGGGGAGTATCCCCCATTCATCTGCAAATCTTGTGAAGACAAGAGGAAGCAGAAGAACGTCGCTATTCAGAAACCTCAAAAGGAGGAGACAATGACTACTTTCCCGCAAGGAAAGGACCTGGTTGTGTACATGTCCATCACGTCTCCTGCTGCTCGCAGTGTGTACCACAGGGTCAACTTCGCCCTTGATAGAGACGAGTGGGAGAAGATGGGAAGTCCGAAATTCGCCAGGATCCTGATAGGAGAAAACGGACATACCATTAAGGATACCTCCAAGCTGATCATTCAGTTCACTTCGGAGGGAAACGGAAAGTCCGTTCCTGGGTATAGGACGCTGGCGATCGGAGACTACGATTACGGCAAAACCCTTAATCGTAAAGTCAGGTTCACGACGTCAGCAAGATACCTTCCCATAAAGGACGTGACCTGCTTATGCGGGGCGACTCCCATCAAGGGGACGCTTTCCTACTCCATGGGAAACAAGTACCGACAGTTCGTTTCCAATGACAACTTCGTCGGAATCAAGAACTCTCTCATGCAGAGGAAGCGTGGAGTTCCCAAAACCGGACTCAAGCCCGTATCCGCTGTCGGTAAGTTCGTACAAGTAGAACAGACCAGAAAGAAGAACTATATGAGTCAGACTGATCACTCATACAGTCTGGAAGACGGTAGAGTGATCTGTGACATGCTGGAAGGCTGGGTCAAATGGATGCGCGGCAGAGGATTCCAAGTATCCCTGAGCGTTGATCCAAACAACCCTGACAAGATCAACATCAAGGCATACATGGACCTGTAAAAAACTGTTGCATTTCCTGTCCAGCCTCGCTAGTATGTCTGTCGTGGAGTAAGCAACCCCCTTGCTAGCTCTGCTTTGGAGGAGATGGAGGGCAACCCTGGGGATCATCCAGTCCAACCTGTCCGGTTGATCCTTGTCATCACTACTCCATCTCCTCCAGCTTTTTCATTTAGGAAATAATCAATCTATTCAGTCTTTCAGATAACGGTTCCGTGAACAGGATCAGCTCTAAGACACCCAAAATATGGACTGATCGTCCATCAGCGATAAGGATCCTGTTCGAACGAGATGATCTCCGTCATGATTGGCGGGGATCTTTTTGTTCCTCCTACGGAGATTCTCAAATGTAGGAGACGGTTGACATAGCCTGACCGATGTTCCATTAGGAACCGAGCCAGATTCGGCCATTTAGCTCTGCGGGGCGGTGCGCCGATGGGGGGCTGAGACAGGCATAAGGAGGCTGTCTCTATAGTTTCCATTATAGAGACGGGAAAGTGACGAGGTGAAAAAGACTCAGGCATCATTGGTAGTGATGACCGTTTAGGGTTGCCTATGTTGCTCCCGTCGGTGGTTCTATGCGCAACGTAGAGGCTAGACGGCCTGTAATCGTCTACAGCTCTTATAGAGCCAATTGCTGGTAGTTGTTACCAGCAGAGACCCTTGTAGGAGCCATAGACGATCATACGACCATCTAGTAGAATTTTCTATGGCTGCCGCAGAAGTCGCTTCTATAGAGTGCGTATAGACCAGTGGATCTTGCGTAAAAGGTGACCGGCCGACCTACCTAATCCCGCTGACTGTGTGTTAGATCGTGAGATATAAGTCGCATGTCTTTGCTTAGAGCTCAGAGACATGTTCCATCCTCTAGCCGCATCCTTCCTCCGGGGTACGGCTACGATGGTTAGGATGAAGTTCTCACCGTCTAGCTGGCAGCGTGGAGCTCTTCAATTCATCCATCACGGGTTGGGATCCTGATGGAGTGAATGAATCTACACGAGAAGATCAGCGGGTTGCATATCCCTACGGCGCTAATGTCAGTCAATCCCCTTAGCATTAGCTGTTTGATCCATCATCTAGGGTTCTTTGAATATTCCGGTATTGAACTGGATACTGATACTGGAGTATGAACCTTAGATGATGGATTGAATACTCTACTCCCTGGTAGGGGGTGGAGTGTGCTAATGAGGGGGAGAGAGAAGTCATGAATCTACCACGAAATTAGCACACGACTAGAAATGGAGGGGGTGGGTGGCGGGTAAAGAATAACCGCTACTCGTAGAGTAGGAGAAGTCCTGCTCGTAGAGTAGGCCGCTAGGTAGGACCATACCTGTAAACAACATCTACGCTTGGGATTGGAGGCGTCTGGAAGGAGTGTGTCTAGAGAATGAAATGAATCTATGACTCAAGCCGTATTCAATTGAGTGGAATATATTTCTTAAGCTGTAAGAATCAGTCTCATGCGTTCAATGGGATACTAGAATATGTGGGGAATACATAAAACCATGATGAAGATGGAGAAGATAGGGAATAAGATCTATTTCTATAGGAACAAGTATCTACCTGATTTGGAAGATCAGTTGGCCCTATATAGAATATTGAGGATTAATGTGAAGGCTCTACGTAATTCAAGAGAGCGGCAGGCATACTGGGAATATGTGATGTACTCTATTGAGACGTATAAATCATATGAACGGCCTGGTTTGGACAGATGATCATAAACAGGGACATACTTCCTGAAATGTTCAGAAATATCGAAAATATGTCCATCGTTGGAACCATAATCTTCTATAATGGGAGAACGAGGGAGGGATGGAAGTACTGGCTTGCAGTCACTTCTAAGATCGAGGAGAGGTTCATTGAGAACTCTGAATCTATGGATCAAAGTGAATGGAGGTAAAATGAGCAGGTCTAGAAATAGAATCTCTAGGAAATTCGCCATTATCTATGACGCTTTGGACATATATAAAACCAGAGAGGGATGGAAGTATTGGTTTGATGTATCTGTAGAAATATTCAAGCTCATGGAAAGAGGGAAGATATAGAAATGAAGAGATTCAAAAGAATAGGATCAATAGAAGCAAAATATCTGAGAATAGAAGATAAAGAGCTCAATAACAAAATACTTCGTCTATTCCAAAATGTGTTCTCATGGATGAGCGCTAGAGAGGGACGATTCGAAAATTCGAACAAGCCGTATGATTACTGGTACTATGTCACAATGATTGTCAGATGTGACGGTAAATTCGTTATGAACGCTTGATATAATCAATGGCCTATATCGTGAAAGAAGTGATACGGGATCGGCAGCACAATCTTATATGGATCTATCTATTTGATTCCTTGCTCTCAAGAGAAGGACCTGAATATTGGGTAGAAGTCGTTAAGAAAATAGAAGATCTCATTATAGACGGGACTATACAGATCAGCGAATCATGAATAACTGCAACAGAGAGAAGAAATACAAAAGACTTGGGATCAAGCATAGTTACGGAAACGGGAACATAGATAGGGAAATCCGTCATCTGTTCATTCGCATGTTTCCTTGGACTTGTGCTAGAGAAGGAATCCTAGATAAAGGATATTCTTACTGGTGTGCTGTAGATAAATACCTCCAATTGAATGGAAATATAGTCAGGAATAGATGATGGTCTATGTAGCCAAAGAAATGCTTGGATACGATGCGGGCCGTATGATTATGGTCCGCATATTCGATTCTGAGAGATCAAGAGAAGGGATCAGATACTGGATGGAGACTCTCTATAGAATAGAGGAGCTGCTTTGGAATAATGGACCGTCCCGTCGATATAAACAAAGAAAGAATGTACAGTCTGACTGATGACAGGTCATGTTTCAATTTCGAATCTCCTCAAGAAGGCGTCTGAGCAAGAAGGTCTGAGATGAAGAAATACAGACGAGAGGAATACATAAATAATTCATTTCTTAAGAATGAGATAGAAAGACTTTTTACGACTATGTTCAGCTGGAGGCGTGCCCAGGAAGGGATATGCTCAAATGAGCTCTCATATTGGGCATTGGTCTTCAGAGTCTTAATTAGATCTCCTAGGAATCGTAGATATACGAGATGAAGAAATACAAGAGAACTATGGATGAAGGGGAGGACACTTTAATCCCTCTTAAAGAAGACGAGTTGTTTATGCTGTTTGACCAAATGTTCATTTGGAAGTCTGCCAGGGAAGGATCCATAGACGATCATAATACATTCACGTACTGGAATGCGGTTATGAGAATTCTCCTATATAGAAACCATAGATTATGTATTGAGGACCATTGGGAGAACCATTGGTAGGAGAATCATTATGATTATAGACAAGATTGATGATGTCTGAGTGATCCCATCTGACGCGTCCTCTATCCAAGAAGGATGGCAATATTGGGAAAGAGCGATGGACAGGGTTCTGTACATAGTACACAGTCTGTGCACAATACATAGAAAGGGAGGGAATTCGGAAGAGTTGTTCATATAAGACAACGCTTTGATATTTGTATGGATATCCCTCTTGAACTCAGATGCAGCGCTTAGGATATAAAGAAATGGGAAACGGCTTCATAGAGATATTCGATGTCTATCGTCCTGTCACAATGGAAGCTAATATCTGCTATCTAATAAAGCCGGTTGGAGAAGAGGTCATTACTCTGGAATTTCCATTCGATATAGAGGATACAAGAGAAGGATATATCTACTGGGCTAGAGCGTCGTGGAGCATATACAGATACTTCAAGGAAACACGAGGCAGATAGATGATGATATATGAAGGAGAACTGATCTGTTATGAAAAAGGGCCATGTACGATCTTCATAGATCTGTTCTCTGAGGAAGGTCCTCAATACTGGCAAGAAGTCTCTGTGAGGATAAATGAGATCTTGCGTGATAGAAATCAGGAAATTCTAGAGACATGAGCTTGCCACGACGTGGAGGACATTGGTCTTATATGCCGTTCGAAATCGATAACACTAAAGAAGGAACGGAGTATTGGATCTCTATCTCTAGAAGATTGGATGAATTAGTAGCAGATAAAATGTCCTCAGCCTTTCCTCACAGAGTAGAAAGATTCATCTCAGTAATGCAGTATTCTGGAGATAAATACATATTTTACTGGGTTAAGGACTGATTGGAGCAGACAAGAGCGATGGGCGATTATTACCCAATAAGATTCATGCCGTTTACAGAAGAAGATTCTATGGAGGGTAATGAGTATTGGGAAGAAGTCTCTGACAGGATTTCTCAAACTTCCGTATTTAATGTCATGCAGAGTATGAGTACATACGATAAAGACTTGGCTGGAATATTGATTTTTCCAGGAGCTGAAAGGATCCTATTTAGGGTGAGTCCAGTAAAATGAATACATCAAGCACAATGTCTGTTATGCCATTCTTCATAGAAGTATCTAGAGAAGGTCCTAGCTATTGGTTTGACGTTTCTTGTATTCTTGATAGAGAGTTGTCTGACAAAGTAGTATCTGCAGATATGTCTTCAGGAATATACCTTTGCAGTTCTCCTAATGAGAATGGATATGTATTCTATGTAGTAGGGAAGCCGTAGACATGAAACAAGATACAAGATACGTCCTATATCATCTATATGAACTATCGTCAACTGTTCCTATGGTCGATGTCATGCCGTTCTGTATAGAACATACCAAAGAAGGATCAGAATACTGGGTTGGAATTTCCAGTATTCTGTTTAGATCAGGAGTAACTCCATATAGGGTCCAATGTGGCGGTGAAGAATGGATAGAAAATATGGAGACATTCCAATGAACATGCCGAAGAGCCTGATCCCATTCAGCGAACTTCCAAGTGAGAAGGAGATCATCCCAAGAAGCCTGGTTATATTCTTCAATTTCAGGACCAGGGAAGGCGCTGAATATTGGGTAGAAGTCAATAACAAGATCAAGTATATCTTGGAGAGGAACGTTGGAACAGAAGCAGATAGAAAAGCTTCATAATGCACTTAGACTAGATAAGCTGTTGAGGGATGAGCCAATATTCACCTTCGGCAGGATCAAGTCTAATGGAGAATTCCCATTTATGGAGGGGTATGAATATTGGAAAGAGGTTGGAAATAGGCTTGCTAAGTACTGTTCATCCCAGCTTGGTAAGGAAACAGAGAATATTCTGTAATACAGACATGAGAGACATAAAATCAGGGAGACAGGATATTCTATATACTAATGAGAAAGAAGTATTCAATGTAGTCAGAAGAAATATAGATTGTTTTACATGGCTAAATTCTGAGGAATCTTATGATTACTGGAAAGAAGTATTCAGCAGAATGTATGGATATTACTACTGGAAGAGTACAGGAAAATATGGGCTTGTCTTCTCTTAGCTTATTAGAACGACACGAAATGATATCGAGCGGACTATGCGCATTTAGGTGGCACGGAACCATGGAAGGATTGAAATATTGGTCCTTAGTTGATATGCGTCTTCATGACTACGCATATCAATTAGAGATTCAATATTATAATTCTGATAGACATGGAGAACATGAATGGAATTGTCGATAGACCAGAAGCTGTTGTTAGTTTTGATTGTTTCTATAGTCGTTACTATCAATCTGATATTCTTGATCTACAAGGAATATCAGACTGTGAAGATGTGCAAGACATACTTAAGACTCATTGAGGAGCTGAACAGAGACTATAGCAGAGAGTGATATGTTGTGAATAGAAAGAAGGTAGACAAGATAATAGATCAGCTTTTCTATCTACAGAAAGACCAAGTCGAAGAGATAAAAGCTGCATGTGATCTTATTCTGTCCTCTGGAAAGAAGAGGAATATCAGTGAAGACCAAGCAGAATTCTATTCTAGGATAGTAGCTATCCTAAGAAAGAATAATGTTCCATTCATACCTACTCTGGATGGCAAGACTAGATCGCCAAAGATCAAAGGATTCTCTTATGAGAAGTTCGTAGATGCATACAATTCGGTTGTTTATTTTTCTGAACAATTGGATCTTCCAAGAAGAGGACCCAAGAAAATATTATGGTATGATCTTCTACTGGAGTGTTGCTGTAATTATATTCGTAGTAGAGAAGGGACAGTCGGTATAAAGTCTTTGCTTGAGTGTCTTAATGCCTTAGAAGACGTTATAGAAGAGTCCTATCCAGGATATATAAGATCTGGCCTTCTTCCCTCTATAATAAGGGATAGGGATGGAAAAGCTCTCAGAAAGCTTGCAAGAAAGTCTGCTGACTCTTCTATGTTATGACGAGAAGTCTGCGAAGATAATAAGAAATATAGCTTCCGTATCTCACTTCGATTCTTTTTACTCTCCTATAGTATCAAAGATCTATTCATACATAGATCAGTATGATTCTGTTCCTAAAGACAATACGATAGATCTATTTGATGATGTAATCTATGGAGACAATGAGGAAAAGGCGAGGGTATACAAAGAGCTGTTTATAGCTGTCGCTGAAAATTCAAGTTCTATATTCGCAAAATATCATCTAGACAGACTCTCTGAGTTCATAGAAAGACAGGAGCTTAAGAAGGCCATCATAAAGGCTGCTCCATTATTGCAGTCTGAAACAAGGGAAGGACTAGAGTCAGCCAAAGCCGTAATATCTTCGAGTCTGAATAAGAAGCTTGAAATCTTTGATGCTGGCATAAGGCTTGGGGATGTAAGGAATTTAGACAAGGAAAATGAACCTGAATTCGTAACCGGCATAAGAGAGCTTGATAAACACAGTGTCTGTCCAGACAGAGGACAGCTCATGACACTGATCGCCAAATACAATGCAGGTAAGACATGGTGGCTGATAAATATAGGCAAACGCGCTCTTATGAACAGGAAGAAGGTATGTCACATCTCATTAGAAATGTCAGACAAGATGATAGCGACCAGGTATTATCAGTGTCTCTTTGCTGTTTCTACAAGAAAGGAAGCATTGGTAATATCTAATTTCGTCAAAGATTCTGATAACAGACTTATAGGAATAGACGAAAATGACATTCAAGCCAAAATGAGCTTTGAGAGCCCAACTGATGTGATAAAGCTCAAACAGAAGATACAGATGTGGGGACCTAGATTGAACAGTCTAGTCATAAAGCAATTCCCTACAAGTTCCCTATCAGTCCACAACCTAGAAGCCTATCTTGATGCTCTTGAAGATAGGGAAGGATTCTTTCCAGACATATTATTAATAGATTATGCAGATTTGATGAAGCTAGACACGTCCTCTTATCGTTTGGAGCTTGGTCGTATTTATAGGGAGCTAAGAGGTATAGCCGTAAAGAGGAATATAGCCGTAGTCACTGTGAGTCAGTCTAATAGACAGAGTGAGAAGTCTAAGATAATAACTGGAGCAGAGGTTGCAGAAGACTTCAGCAAAATGGCGACAGCTGACGTTGTTCTGTCGTATAATCAGACAGAAGCAGAACAAAAGTCTGGTCTAGCTAGACTGTTTGTTATAAAGAACAGATCAGATAAGGGAAAATATGTAGTATTGATATCTCAGAACTACTCTATAGGACAGTTTGTAATAGATTCCTGCATGATGTCTGATCATTACTGGGACTTGATTGAATAATGATATCTAAAAAGGCAGTGCACGTCTTTCTAAATAGAAAGCTCAGAGAGTTTGATTGGATCAATGATCTCTCAGATAGAGAGATAGACAGAGTCTGTGATAATCTAGGCTATGAGTTTACTACTCAGCCGTTCAGACATCAAAAAATCTGCTTCCTGATCGGAGTTTTTGAGAGCAAGTTCATGTTCTTTTTGGACATGGGCTTGGGTAAGACCAAGATAATCTTGGACATACTGAATTATCACAGGAATTATTCTCGTAAAGCGCGTAGGGCCTTGATTGTCGTTCCCAATGAGTCCATAATGAATACGTGGGAAACGGAGAATAGGCTGCATGCTCCTGATCTGAATATAGTCATATTGAACGGCGAGACGAAACAGCGTCGCAGGAAGATAGAGACTATAGATGCTGATGGATTCGTAATCCATTATCCAGGCATGATGCATCTATGTACAACTATAGCTAAAAGGAAGCGTAGGATAGATCCTGAAAAGCTCTTATTCATGAAGAGTAAGTTTGACTTCATAGTGGCTGATGAATCTCATTCAATAGCAAACTGGTCTTCTATGCAGACCAAGTGTTTCACTGCCATAGCGTCTTCATGCAAGTTCAGATACGGCTTGACAGGTACTCCATTCGGTAGAGACCCTATGCGTATCTGGGCTCAATTCAAGGCCATAGACGGCGGCGAGACTCTAGGTAATACGCTCGGACTATTCAGAGAAGCATTCTTCACTAAGCACCAAAATTACTGGGGAGGGTATGAATACAAATTAAGGAAAAGAAGGGAGGGGATACTACACAGAACTCTGAAGAACAGGTCTATAAGATATTGCATAGAAGACTGCATTCGTATGCCAGACAGGTCTTTTATCTCTATTCCTATCCCATTTCCAAAGAGAAACAGAGAAATCTATCTTGAGCATGTCAATAAGTTCAATAGTTCCAACAGGAACGAAAAGACAGAATCCTTCATTAAGATCAGAGAAGTCTTATCTGGATTCGTCATTCATGATGGGAAGACTATAAGGCTTCCACAAAACCCGAAGCTTGATACTCTACTGGAACTCATAGAAGATATTCCTGAGGACAGGAAGATTGTTGTTTTTCACGAGTTCAACTACAGCGGGCAAGTCATAGAGCAGGCTCTAAAGGGCAAAGACATATCTTGTGTCAGGCTCTATGGCGGCACAAAAGATAAGATGGAAGTAGTGAGAGAGTTTACTGGGGGAGAAAAGTATAGAGTCCTGATAACCAACTCCGCTACCGGCGGTCAGGGAATAAACCTTCATATAGCGAATTACCAGATATTCTACGAATGTCCTGTTTCTCCAATCGTAAGGACTCAGGCAGAGAATAGATGTTATAGACCAAACCAGGAAAGGAAGGTGTTTGTGTATGATCTCGTAATCAATAATTCTATAGATACCAAAATTCTAGGATTCGTAAAAGAAGGGAAAGACCTCCTAAAAGCCATTATAGATGGGAAAGAGACCATAGATTGATGGAAACCTTTGATTGGAGGTCATTCCTGGAGCTACACGGGATTCCTTATATAGAATCAGGCAAGAACGTAGCTTCTGGGAACATAAATATAAAATGTCCCTTCTGTAGGGATGATGATCCTTCAGAACATATGGGCATAAATATAGAGAATGGGTACTGGGGATGTTGGAGAGATGATACTCATAGAGGAAAGGCTCCCCATAGATTGATAGCTCAGCTCCTAGGGTATACTCGCAGACAGGTTTTGGAGCTGTTAGGGCAATTTAGAACATTGCCAGATGATGAGGACATGATCAATGCGATAAGAGCCATTTCCAATGAAAATAGAGGTGAAGATAGAAGCATTGCAAGAAACAAGCTGTCTATGCCGAAGACGTTTTGGAGATATTCTGAAATACCGTCTGAGGCTATGAAAGAACAATTCAAAAGATATTTGATAGGCAGGGGCTTCAAGCACAATAGGATAGAGAGGGTATGTAATCAATATGATATAAGGTTTTGTATTTCTGATCCATTGAAGAATAGAATAATATTCCCAATAACCAAGAACAATTCTCTATATACCTGGACTAGCAGATCTATAGGAAGCAGAGGTCCTAAATACAAGACCTTATCCCACAAGAGCAGGACAGTCATAGCAGGAAGATATTATACTGCGGTAGGAAGCATAAAAGACTGTGTGTATAGATATGATCATGTGATTAGAAACAATGCTGAATTCGTATTCATATGCGAAGGAGTGTTTGATGCTATCAAGTTCAATTATCTCGCAGATAGGGTAGGCTTGAGCGATACGTTCACTGCTGTCTGTGTTTTTGGAAAAGTGACTTCTACTGAGCAAGAGTTCATGTTAATGCGTCTGCAAAGACAGGGAAGGAAACTTATACTCTTGCTGGATGAAAATACAACTCATGATGCTCTCAGAATATGCAGCAGATTTGGCAGAGATCCTGTATCTATTTTGACTTTGCCAGAAGACATAAAAGATCCTGGGAGTCTCACGAAGAGGTCATTCATTAAACTCATTGGAAGCATGAACAGGTGAATCATGGAAAAGTCGGAGCTTCATTTACAGAGGGCTAGGAAGAATGCAGGAAAGAAATCCAAGCTGCGACAGCCAGAGATGCTGGTCTCTGTAATTGGATTTGACAGTCCCGGTATGATATTCAGGACGTGCCAATTCTTTCCAGGAGAAATTTATGAAGGTAAGTGCGGCAAGCCTGCTAAGAGGGGATCTCCATACTGTCAAGAACACTATGAAATCTGCTACAAGCCGATAGAATGATGATAAGATCTTTTCGTAGTAGAGTACTGGAAGAGTTTGGAAATGAATGGGACATAGAAATAATAGATGGAATAGATCATGATCTTGATTCTGCTCTGTGGATATATCTCCGTATGAAGAAGTCAGCTACGAAATCTGTGTGGAATGCAGAGAATAGAAATGGAATAAGAACAAGGATATTTGAAATAGCGAAAGAATATGGGATCATAGATGACAGCATGATATACATAAGGTTCAGGAAATGACTCTCTTAGAGAAGATAGTACATGCAGCGAAAATTTCTTCACTAATTATTGGGATATTTACTATATGCGTATTGATGATACTTTTCATCATATTTGGCATAAATATGGCTTTGCGTCCAGAGTATTCCATATTTGATGTTCTTGAGGGGATATCTATAGTCATAGCTTCGGCTTTTATAGGGATATTCTCCATAGTCATTATGGTTGAATGTATAGAGTGATTCCAAGTCTGTCTTCAAAGGACTCACAAAGAACAGGTATAAGCCTATTGTCTACAGCGGCGTGGAAAGTCGCAGACACGCTAGGGAAGTCTCTATGATCCTATCGCTCGTGAACCCGACGTGCCAGATAGGGGAGAGACTAGGACGTTCGATTCGTCCGATATCGGGCAGCCGGAGTAGCGCTCGGCCTGTAGACAAGATTTGGGTCCACGGGGGTGCATGAGACGTATTGGATCATGCATATTTCCACGCCCAATGTCAGTCTGAAGCCGTGGGTAGGACTGGCGCTTATGGACGCGGCGGCATGGAAAGTCGCAGACATGCGGGCAGTGGCGATGGGATGGTAAACCATGAGTTCTGACGCCTATAGCCTCCATAGTCGGAGTAGCGCCCGACCCGCGTCCGCTAGCCATTAGATTTAATGCCTAGATGTGGCCCGCAGAAACGCATACGATAACGGCGCGTCGATGGGAAGCCCGTATGCGGTTTCCAGCGCCATGAGCTGACCCAAAGCTGCGGATAGGGTCGGCATCTATGGATGTGACAGCGATCTGAGTTACGACTGGTTCTGTTCTCAGGATCAGTTGCAGTCTTTGAATTTACGTTATCTGGATAACTACATGTATTCCTGTGGACGCAGCGGTGCAGAAGTCGCAGATGCACAAGCCCACGAGGTCATGCCATTAGGTATGAAAGGGACAGTGGCGCAAGCTCAAGGAAGGGAGTGACCGGAGTACCGGAAGTGGCTTTAGGGTCCCGGCCCACGCCTCGCCGAAGAATATCCTTCCTGATACGGCAGAGGGTAAGAATCCGAGATGAGTGTGGAGCCGAAGCGCCATGAGAGCAGGAGTAGCGTCCTGCCTGCGTCCGCCATATTCAGGCCCGTAGTTCAAAACGCTTAATAGAAGATCACTGTATTCTATAATGGGAAAGTGCAGATTTTGCGGTAAAGAATACGTAGGAAGTCTGCACTATGATTAATGAAATAACTACAATGTTGCAGGTTCGAGTCCTGCTGGGCCTGCCGTCTTCACCAAAACGTGTAACTATGCAGTATATGAACGTATCGTGAACTTAACGGAGCTATACACGATGTTTGTAGAATGTGAATACAAGAGGGAAAACAACAAGAATACAGGGATCCGCATCTGCGTATACAGGGTAGGAAGGAACGAAAGTCCTAGATTCGCCTTTCACATCATGGTAACAAAAGACCTCCTGAAAAAGGCGAACATTCCTGAAGACTCCAAACTTTCCCTGCTTTATGGGATTGAAGAGGATTCTGGGAAAGTACTGATCCGTAGAGCGACCGATGGAAGAAAATTCACCTCCATGCGCTCCAAAACCCAGCTTAAAGTCCTAACGACTCATCTGCCCTCTTGGCTTAAGAGGGATGTCGTAAAGCCCCAGAATGCCGATTTCTCCTTTGGGGACGGAGAGATCCTGTTTGAAGTTCCGAAAGAGTTCCGAGTAGATATTTGACAATAAAAGGCCGAATTCCAATGATTCGGCCTTTTATTTCCTACCTTGAAGTCCAGAGCTTATTAGCTCTGTCTATCTCCTGGAGAATTCTGTCCCACTGTTCCTTCGGGACTTTTCCACTTTCGCTGGCTGTCCGTATGACTTGCGCTAGATCAAGTCCAGTTGAAGCAAGTTCTGCTAAGGCCAAGCCTAACTGTATAGCTGCTGAACTCATTTCCTGACTTCCTTCTCAACTATGAGCATTTTGCTCAATTCAGCTCTCACGGTATCCAAAGAGGATCTTAAGTCGTATACTTCACCGCTAGCGGCAGTCTGACAGATGGGATTGATTATTGCTCTTGCCTCATCTACTGTCTTTATCTGTTCCTGTGTCATCTTGTCCTTGTATGTCGCTAGGATGGTCAGTGTTGAAGCATATCCTCTACAGGCTATGGCCATCTCCTGATCAACGGTCAGAGAGGCGCATGAAGCTATAAGAAGAGGCAGAGCTATTACGAAAGTTTTCAGTTTCATAGGGACAGTCTCCATGTAGTATTCGGGTGAAGTATACCACTTAATAGGGAGATGGAAACGAATGTCAGTTATGTCAGACACATGGATAAAAGACATGGTTATTAAGCACGATATGATCACGCCATTCATTGACCATCTTGTTAAAGATGGCTGTATATCGTATGGATTATCATCGTATGGATATGATGTAAGAGTATCAAATCACTTCAAAATCTTCACTGACGTTGATTCTGTAATCGTCGATCCAAAAAAGTTTTCCGATAAGAGTTTCGTGAATAGGACATTGGAGGAGTGTATAATTCCTCCAAACAGCTTCGTCTTAGCGACTACGGTAGAATGGTTCAAGATACCGAGAGATGTGATGGCATTCTGCGTGGGCAAGTCTACATACGCAAGAATAGGCATCTCTGTCGGCTGTACCCCATTAGAGCCCGAATGGTCAGGACAGATAACTCTGGAATTGGCTAATACCACACCGATTCCAGCAAAGGTCTATGCCAATGAGGGGATCGCACAAGTTATCTTCTTTAAGGCTGACAAGGAATGTTCTGTGTCCTATAAGGATCGTAAAGGGAAGTACATGAACCAGATAGGAGTAACTCCAGCAAAGATATAGGACGATGCTGAACCCAAAATCAAAGACCGTAGTTGTTCATGTTAAGGACAATCATCCAGATGCCGTCTACATAGGCAGAGGCAGCAAATGGGGAAATCCTTTCAGGATAGGAAAGGATGGAACTAGGATGGAAGTCATAAGAAAGTATGAATTATGGATAAGAACTCAGCCTCACCTCCTGTCAAGCGTGTGTGAATTGAAGGGGAAGAAACTGGCCTGTTTCTGCGCTCCAAAGCCTTGTCACGGGGACGTTCTGATAAAGCTCATAGAGGAGCAGGGAATATGAAATAGATTCAAAAATGATTTGCTTATCAAGGCCGGTTATGTAATGGTAATGGCCTTCTTAGAGGGGAGAACGATGATGCAAATCGAATGGAATGGAGCTATAGAGAACTGGACTAAGAAGTTTATAAGCAAGAACCTATGGAGATTCGAGGGATCATATGAGTTTGATGACCTAATGCAGGACTGCTTTATAAAATTCATGTTCTGCAGAGACAAATACAAAGATACTGCTGAAAACATGGCTCATTTCATGAGCCTATACAAAAGAGCGGTAGTAAATCATTTTCATGACAAGGCTAATGAGACTACCAATCATAGACATTCTGATATAGAGGAAGTGCAAAACTATGCGGCTTCCTCTATATGTTTTAACAATCTAGGATTCTTGTTGGTTCTTATAAAAGAAGCGCCCAAAGAGGTACAAACAGTTATAGAGACAATGATATTGGAAGGGAACAGCGGTAAGCTGAGGAGACCATTCAGGAAAACGTATGGGAAGCGTTCCAAGATCTCTGGGAAGATCGTGCGCATAAGAGAGACAACCGACGAGTTCCTGTCTAGGGTCATGGACATCCCAGAGCTTGAAGAGAATTTAAGAGAGAGGGTAAGAGAGTATCTATTGAAATGAGACATAGCCTAGCCTTTGTCAGCAAAGTCGAGCGCGATATCACTCGTGCTACTGGGATAAGAAGGGCTCCTTCATATAAAAACTTGTTCAGATGGAGAGTGGCCCTGCTAGAAGCTGTCGCTGAATTGCCTGAGAAAGAGTGGCGGCTTCTCTCTGAAGACACGAAGAAATGGTATGTTGAAGCATGTCAAGCTCTTAAGAATAAGCAGAAGCTTCCACCGTTTCCAGATGAAGATGAAATAGAGATCAAAAGAAGACAAGCATATGGAAGCGCATATGAAAAGAAGCACAAGAACTTTAAGATAAACTACAAGGGAGCAGGATATAGGGCAAAGGAGATAATGATAAAAGAGGGTATGTATTTTCCTCTTATGAAACTTCATAAGAGGCTTCAAGAAGAGGGATACATATACTCTCCTAGGACTCTGCAGATCGTTATTGCGGAGTTTAGATCAGCGGTTAGAGTCCTACAAGATCATGGACTTCTTAAGTGTGAACTGAATTGGGACAGAAGGAAAAAACATGAAGAGCAAGATTGAAGAGGAGCTTATGAAGGCTACCGCTACCTCTCCTGATGAAAATGAAGACAGGGAAGCGTGGTTGGAACGTCTCACTGTCGCTGCTGCTTCTCTTTCTGACGATGACTGGGAACAGCTGTCTTCCCCTGCTCAGGAGTGGGTAAACATCAACGTAGACATCCTCACAGACTATGAAAACAATGATAAGCATCTGAATGACTTCAATGACATTGAAGCTGAAGATGGAGAGCTCAGTGAGGAAGTAGAACAGAACGAAGAGGACACAGAGGAGAAAGACATGGTGGAGTTCAATAGGTTCGAAGAAGACGCGTTCAAGGGTAAAAAGCGTAAGAAGACTAAGAAAGAGAATGAAACGGCAGTAGAGGAAGCCAAGGTGGAGGCTGAGGAAGCTGCCGAGGAAGAGGCTGAGGAAGAGCCCTCTGTCGAGGAAATCGTTGAGGAGGTTGAGACTTCCAAGAAGATCAAGAAGAAAAAGGTGAAGTACACTAACGTTATCGAGATGGATAACGTTATCAAGGTCAATGTCAAGGAAAATCCCAAGAGACAGGGAACCAAAGCGTACAAGAAGTTTGCGCTTATCAAAGACGGCATGACCGTGAAGGAGTTCTGTGAACTTGCTGATAAGCATGAAGAGTTCGGCAAGAAGTGGGGAATCAGAGAGCTCAGGTGGTGTCTGGCTCGTGGCTACATCGAGCTCAAATAGGTCTGTATGAAGTAGGGTCTCCGTGCAGCTATCAACTGCACGGAGACTTTTTATAGGAGACACTGATGGAAAACAGGAATCCTATGGAGTGGCTTGAATCCATTCCTTCGTTTTGGTTAGGCAGAGCAGAGGCTAGGCTTCAGATCGCTGAAAAAGCAGTAGGAGATGAAAAGCTTAGGCACTTGAGCGTCGCTGCTGAGTACGAAAGAATCGCCAAACAGAGAAGCACATGATATGGGAGATTTAGGGGAACTGTGGTATGGCTTGGATGCGAACCAAGTCGTAAACTTCTTCTCCTTTATAAGAGAAAGAGAGAACATACGCTTAAGAAGGCTTCGTAGACAGCCTTATCCATGGACAGAAGATCCAATCCTCTGTTCTTACAGGTTTACGAATGTAAAGAGGAAGCATGACAAGACTACGCAATGGGCTATAAAGAACTGGTATGAGCCAAATAAAGAAAATGAGAATTTAGGAGCGCAGTTCTTCAATTGCGCTGTGTTCAGATACTTTGGAACTATAGAGTTCGCAAAAAGATATGGCTGGAGCGAGAGCTTCTATCCCCAAAAAGCCATAAAAGTTGTAGAACAGCTCAGAGCAGAAGGAAAGCCTGCTTTCACAAGCGCTTATGTAATAACGAACTCTGGGATAAAGGCTCCAAAAGAGGAAGTTGTAGCCAACAACTTCCTAATGCCCCTCTTTGTCAAGAGGGAGGAAGTTGTCGAGATAGCCCAAGATACCAAGTCTTGGAAAGCCGTGTTTGAATACCTAAAAGAGTTTGAAGGATTTGGAGGTACTGGCTTCATGGCCAAAGAAGTACTCCAAGACACTATGTTCACTGCCGTATTGCAAGACTGTATAGATGCTGATACATGGTCCCCATGCGGACCAGGAGCTACTCGCGGCATAGAAATTCTTTTAGGAGAGCACGACTTTAATGCAGATGCGAAAAAGAGGATCAAGGGACTCACAGAATCTAAGAAGCTTTCGATAATGAAGTATCTTAGGATGCTGTCCCTACACGGATTTTGGCCTAAGAGATGGGAGCCTCTCACTGTCCATGATATTCAATTTTCATTGTGTGAGTTTGCGAAGTATATGCGGATTAAGAATGGGTGTAGAGCAAAGAGAAAATACCATCCAACATGAAGTTCTTCAAGCCTCTGAAAGAAGACTTCTGCCTATTTATTCCAACGTGCAGAAGACCCAATAGACAGATCACAGCAACAAGGCTGCTACAGGCTAGCATACCATTTAATGTCGTCGTACAAGGCCGTGAGGCGACCGCATACGACTACTTTAGGGAGCAGGGAGTGCCTGTCATCGTACTGCCGTGGTGGGTATGTGATCTCTCTGATACATGGCAGTGGCTATTAGAAAATACCCCGACAAGATACTTCATGTGTATGGATGACGACTTGTACCTCTTCAGGAGGGAGCCAGACAGTGTAAAGCTCCACATAGCTTCAGATGAAGACATAAAACAGATGTTTGATACTCTTTATGGTTGGATGAAAGAAGGAGTAGTCCATGTCGGAGTATCTATGAGAGAAGGCAATAATAGGTATCCAGACCCATATTACGAAAACATGAGGATGTGCAGGGCGACTGGATATGATTCTGAAGTGGTTAGAAGCCTTGGAGTGAAGTTCAATAGAGTTATTTGTAGAGCAGACTTTCACATGACTCTAGAATTATTGAAAAGGGGTTATAAAAACAGAGTATTATTTGAATTTGCTACTAATCAACCTGGCAGCAATACTGATGGTGGATGCAGCAGCTACAGATCTGACGAAGTGCTAGAAGAAAATGCCATACTCTTAGCGAAGATGCATCATCCGTATGTTAAAGTCGTAGAAAAAGTAACCAAAACTGCTTGGAATAGCAGGCCGAGAAAGGACGTAATCGTCTATTGGAAAAAAGCCTTCAGAGATTCTCAGAAGAATCAAAATGATAGTCATTAATTGCAGAAATGTAAGCGAGTCGCTTGCCAGGGGTATAGACATGCTCCTGACAGAAGGAGTAGTGCATAAGAGCAGAGCAGGGGATGTTGTGGTATATCCAACCCCTGTGACGACCATATTCAGAAAGCCTACAGAGAGAGTACTTCTTTATGAAGAAAGAGACGCAAATCCTTTCTTCCATATATTCGAAGCTCTGTGGATGTTGGCAGGTAGAAATGATGTCTCATACGTGAAGAAATATGTCAAGACTATAGAAAAATACAGCGATGATGGCATTACATTCAACGGAGCCTATGGATACAGATGGAGAAGAGCATTTGGATTTGACCAAATAGAAAAGATAGTCCAATTGTTAAAGAATTGTCCGAATACAAGGAGGGCCGTATTGCAGATGTGGTTTCCTCCTCTTGACTTGTTTGAGGATGAGGACAATGCGAGCCTTGATGTATGTTGCAATACGGCTGTCTATTTCTGGATGAGCAGTGATGGACTGAACATAACCGTAACCAACAGATCCAATGACATAATATGGGGACTTTATGGTTCAAATGCTGTCCATTTCAGTATCTTGCAGGAGTATGTAGCTAGTCGTATAGGAGCACAAGTAGGCAAATATTATCATATCAGTAATAATTATCATGCATATCTAGATATTCTTGACAAGTGTGCCCCGATAAGAATCCATGCTCCAGATCCATATAGAACAGTAGAAAGAAATCCCTACTTAGGGGACAATAGAATCCAATGTTATCCTCTTGTCTCCGATTCAGAACACTTTATGGAAGACCTTAACCATTTCATGGGAGACGAATTTGATTATCCCTATAAGAACAAGTTCTTTAGGGAGGTAGTCATACCACTAGAGAAAGGACATAGATATTTCAAGAACAAGAAGGATCCAGATAGGTTTGACAAGGCACTAGTAGAAATTGCTAAATGCAAAGCTTCTGACTGGAAGACAGCCGCTGAGGAGTGGATAATAAGGAGGAGGGATCGTGCAAAAAGAGTTCAAACAGATAATAGAGAGACTAGCAAAACAGGACGTTGAAGCTCTAGAGAAAGCAGACGAGTCCTATGGAGATAGCTGGAAGAAGCGTGGGGGTATTGGGGCATACATGGTCTCAATACGGAAGATTGATAGGATCGAAAATCAAGTAGAGAAATTCAATTACGATATATTCAAGGCTGGAATAAAAGAGATAGAGGGAAATATACAGGATGGTATTCTAGACGACATAAGAGATTATCGTAGGTATCTCTTTCTGATAGAGGCTGAAATAATCAGACTTAGCAAGAAATGAGCCTAGCTATAGTAAAGGAGAAGTTCAAGAGGTCAACAAAGCCTGAAATGATCAGGCTTTGTAATCGGTACGGCTGCGCGCTATGTCCTCTAGACAACGCTAAAGTAAACAGCCCGAAGATGGAGCCTTCCGGGGCTGAGTACCCGGTAGTATACTTCCTAGCGGAAGCCCCAGGAAGAATAGAAGATGATAGAGGAGAGCCTTTGATTGGACCTTCTGGGCAACTGCTCAGGAGGGTCATTCCCAATAGATATAAGGACAAAGTGAGGTTCAACAACTGTGTTAGAACCCGCCCACCTAATAATAGGACGCCTACCTATATAGAAATAGAGTGTTGTCGTAAAAGCATTGAAGAGGACATTGAAGAATCCAAGCCCAAGGCCATAATAGGTTTGGGCAATATCCCGCTTAAATGGATGACAGGACAGTCAGGCATATCTGCCTGGCGTGGAAGGATAATGCCTGTGAAGGTAGGAAGCCACGAGTGTTGGTTCCTGCCCACTTTTCATCCTGCTCTTATACTCAGGAGAGGAACAGAGATTTATGGAGAAGAAACTCAAGAATATAGGATCTTTAAGAAAGACATAAGAAGCCTCTTTAGAGAAATAGAGGCTATGCCGGATGCGCATGTATTTCCTCGTGAAGACATAGAAAACAATGTTCAATTACTGGGCATAGATAGAGATGCAGCAGAGGTCAATAAGACCATCCGCTTAATGGAAGAATTAGCAAGTTCAGGACTTATAGCCATAGACCTGGAGACTACTTGCTTACGGCCATACGACGAGAATGCGAAGATTCTTTCTATATCCATGTGCGATGATAGGAGAGCTATCGCATTCCCAATAGACCACAGCGAGAGTGCATTTGATAGAAAGTCAAAAGAAAAGATCTGGAATAAGTTCGTTGAAATCATACTGGATAGGTCAGTACAGAAGATAGTCCACAATTCTACATTCGAGTATGAATGGCTAATAGAATTCATAGGAAGAGATGTAGCTAAGCAAGAACCTTGGCACGATACTTTGGCTCAAGCATATGTTTTAGATGCTAGGAAAGGAGTCTTAAGCCTTGAGTGTTTGACGATCCAGTATTACGGATTCAATTTGAAATCTTACTCTGATGTAAATGTAAAGAAACTCAGTAAAGAGCCTCTAAATAAAGTTCTTCTGTATAATGCTCTTGATTCCAAATTTGAATATATGTTGTTTCAAGACCAGATGAGGAAGATAGAGATTGAGAACCTGAAAGATGTATATTATGAGCAGATAAGAAGAAATAGAACGGTATCTTTAACACAAGCAAAAGGACTTCTTATTGATAAGAAGCAGAATAAGAATCTTGCTAGGAAGTATGCCTTAAAGATAAAGAACGTTTTGGATAAAATACATTCGTATGAAGAAGTGAAAATGTATAAACAGAACAGTGAAGATGGGGAATTCAACATTGGATCTCCTAACCAACTCGGACTGTTATTAGACAGATATTTTGGCATACCTATAGGAAAGACAGATAAAGGCAATTACTCAACCGGAAAAGACATATTAGAAGAATTGGATATTCCAATAGCGAAGGATGCTGTTCTTTACAGAAACTTGAAGAAGATGCACTCCACGTACATAGTGGAGTTCTCTGAGAATGGAAAATATTATTGGCCAGATGGGAGGCTGCACCCCAAGTTCAATACTGCCCATGTAGTCACTAGAAGGTTTTCCAGCTCAGAGCCTAATGGGCAGAACTTCCCAAAAACAGAAAATAAGGAGATCAGAAGACAGATAATCCCAGAGGAGGGATGCTTGCTTCTGAGCTGTGACTATGGTCAGATGGAGATATGCGTCGTTGCTATCCTTTCTAGGGATACCAAGCTAAGGAGAGCAATAAAGGAAAGACATGATATCCATATGGAATGGAGTCAGAGAATCGCCTATGCTAGACCTAGTCTCATTGGAGGCAAGAAATTCATAAAAGACAAAGATGAGATGAAGAAGTTCAGGAGCAAGGTGAAGAATGGATTCGTGTTTCCCCTGTTATATGGGAGCTCAACCAATAAGGTCGGAATCGCTATGGGTTTGGAGGGGAGTATTCTATACAAGCTCGTGGACGCGTTCTGGCATCAAATGCCTGGAGTCAAGAGATGGCATAAGATCATAAGAGAAACATACAAAGAGTATGGATATTTGGAAGCTCCTACTGGATTTAGGTTTAGGGAGCCTTTGGATGTGACAAAGCTTATAAACTATCCTGTACAATGTACCGCTTCAGAAATAGTCGTTAATTCTATGAACAGAATTTCTGAGTACAGTATTAGTAAGGACAAAGAGTATTTTCAGCCAATACTTAACATACACGACGATTTGACTTTCTCAATACCAGAGAAGTCATTTGATGAAGATGCTGAAACAATCATCAAATTCATGCTGAATCCAGATTTTGACTTTATTTCTGTGCCTCTTTCTGTAGAAGCTTCCTATGGAAAGAATTGGTGTGACATGGAAGACATAGGAGTGTTTTTCTCTGATGAATTCTAGCGATCCTCTGATAGAAAGAGCGAAAGAAAAGCTTCTGATAGATAAGTACAATCTTGACGATGCTTTACAGGAGCATCCATCTCTGTATTGGGACATATGCGAAGAGTACATTCAGGCTGTATCCAAAAGAGATGAGGCATACGAGAACATAAAGACCGTATCTGCCGATCTCAATGTCTCCATAAGACAGATGTTTGAGTCTGAAGGTAAGAAATGCACTGAAGCTATGATCACAAATGCGGTATTGTCTGCTAAGCCTTACAAAGAAGCTGTAGAGAAACATCTTTCTTTGAAAGAGGAAGCAGCTAAACTGGGAGCGCTTAAGGACTCGTTTGAGCAGCGCAGCTATGTCCTAAAATCTCTGGTTGAGCTGTATATAGCAGGATACTTTACGAAGGAGACATACTTCTCTAAGCCTAAGAGGGAAGAAAAGAGCAGCAAGCAGATGCTTGCTGAAGACCTTCGAGCAAAGCTTATAGAGAAGCGTAGGAACAGAGCCTCTAACAGAACCTCGAAATAGGGAAAAGAGCTATGGAACGCAGGAAGAAAGTGTCTAGCAGACATGGACCTAAACACCCTACATTCAAGTATCGCAAAAGGGACATCTCGGTAGTCAAGAAGAGGGCGACCCAGAAGGGATACACGACTACGAGGATGCTCAAAGATGAGTTTGAGTATTTTGTCCCTACTGAAGGAGACTTTAGGATAAGAATCCTGCCTCCTTCCTCTAAGCTCCCTGAGCCTTACTATGGCTACGATATCTATATCCACTATGGAGTTGGCGTAGACGAGGGTAATTACATTTGTCCTAAAAAGACGTTCAACGACAAGTGTCCCATTTGTGAAGAAAGAGACAGCATGGTCTCAAAGGACCCTGACTATGCTGCGAAACTCGACTCTAAGAAAAGGGTAGCTGTATGGATCATAGATAGGGACAAAGAGAAGGAAGGTCCCCTCATGTGGTTCATGCCTTGGACTGTAGATAGAGACATCGCTCAGATCTCTCAGGACAAGTACACTGGTGAAGTCTATTACATAGACGATCCTGAAGAGGGATATGATGTCATGTTCTCTAAAGAGGGTTCCGGGTTAAGGACAAAGTATACCGGGATCATGATCGCCAGGAAGAGCTCTCCCATCCATGACGATCCAGACGTAATGGATTCCTGGCTGGAATTTGTAGAGGTGAATCCCATAAATGAGTGTCTGGTAGTTTACAGCTACGACGAGCTCAAAGACATCTTCTGTGGAGCTTCTCCTGCTAAACAGGAAGTATATGAAGATGATGAAGACGAAGATGAAGAGTACGAAGAAGAGGAAGAAAGTGATCTCAAGAAATATGTAACGAGTAGGAGGGAAAGACTTGATGTAGATGATGAGGAAGACGAGGATGAAGAGCCTTCTCCCTGGGATGATGAGGAAGAAGAGGAAGAAAGGCGTTCCATTTCCAAGCGCATTAGGAGGGCTAGGAGCAGATAATGAAAAGACCAGACCTTTCTAACTATAGAAAAGAGTCTGAAAGAGCTGGGAACTACTTCCTAAAGAAAACGTCTTCCCACAGATTTGTTTCCTCTGGGTGCGTCCTCCTAGACTGTGTTCTAGGAGGAGGCTTCCCTATAGGAAGGATAGTCAACATCGTAGGTGACAAAGCTGTAGGAAAGACTTTATTGGCCATAGAAGCCATAGCCAATTTCCATAGAGAGTACCCACAAGGCAAGATATGGTATAGGGAGACAGAAGCAGCATTTGATACAGAATATGCGAGGATGCTAGGTCTGCCAGTGGAAGATGTTGATTTTGGTGATCATAAGTTCTTCACTGTAGAAGACATCTTCGATGACATCAGACAATGCATAAAGTCTATAGAAAAAGAAAATGTCGGTATCTATATCCTTGATTCTTTAGATGCCCTTTCGGATAAAGCTGAACTAGAAAGGGACATGGACCAAGGGACTTATGGAGCTACCAAAGCAAAAAAGATGTCAGAGCTGTTCAGGAGGGTATCCCAACTTCTAGAAGACAGCAATATCCTCTTGATAATCATATCCCAAGTCAGAGATAAGATAGGGGTAATGTTTGGCGAGAAGCATACAAGGTCTGGAGGTAGAGCCTTAGACTTCTATGCTAGCCAGATCTTGTATCTTTCTCAGCTGAAAAAGATCTCTAAGACTGTCAATAAGATAAAGAGGCCGGTAGGAGTATATGTCTCTGCGCTTTGTAAGAAGAATAAGATAGGAATGCCGTATAGATCTTGTGAGTTTCCAATCATATTCTCTTTTGGCATTGACAACCTTGCAGCCTGCACAGAGTGGCTAAAGAGCGTGGATAGACTAGAGGAAGCAGGTCTAGGTGAAGTTAATATATCCTCTCTGTCTTGCAGGAGCAAGGGCATATCTGTAGACACGTATTTCAAATACGACAAGAAAGTCAGACAGATTGTACCGAAGGTATGGAAAGAACTAGAACAAGAGTTCATGCCTACCTTCGGTAAGTATGATGGCTAAGCCTGGATACAGTAATGCTAAGGGAGGCAATTTTGAAAGAAGAGTCTCTAAAGACCTTTCACTCCTGATCTCAAAAGGCAGTAAGAAAGATCTATTCTGGAGGTCTCCATCCTCTGGAGGCAGAGCGACTATAGCAATAAGGATAGGAGACAGCGCTGATAGGATTTCAGGTGACGTTATAGCCTTATCTGAAGAGGGGAGAATCCTAACCGAACACTTCTTAATTGAATGTAAGGCATATAAGGATGTTCAATTCGATTCTTTCATCATAAAAAGCACTGGACTTCTACAAGGGTTTTGGGAAAAGACATGTATACAAGCAAAGAGCATAGATAAGCATCCTCTTCTAATAGTCAAAGAGAACTTTGTAAAGCCATACATTCTTTTATGGGATTCCAGCGTGAGATTCTTGCAAAGGGTTGGTCCTATATGTCTAATAGCTAGGAAATATGTATCCAAGACTGACTATGAGAGCAGTATTATTTCTATTATAGACTATGAGAAATTTGTGAACTATAAAGATGCTGATAACTTCTGATCTACACTTGACCAGCAATGAGAATGATTCCTACAGGTTAGGGATCCTCTTATGGCTCGCACAAAAGGCCAAGGATCTTGACGTGAATACCGTCTTCATACTTGGAGACCTTACCGATAAGAAGGATAATCACCCTTCTTCATTGGTGAATAGGATAGTATCTGACTTGAAGACGATAGCGAATAGAGTCGAGAATGTGGTCATATTGAAAGGGAACCACGACTATATAGATCCGGAAAACCCATTCTTCAAGTTCTTATCCAATATTGATAAGATTTCGTTCATAGTCAGTCCTTCCATCATGACCATAGGAAGGAAGAAAATACTGCTCCTTCCTCATAGCCAAAATCCATACAAGGAATGGGGCACTATAGACATGTCCGGATTTGACCTGATCCTCATGCATCAAACTATAAAAGGAGCTATAGCATCTAACGGCATGAGGATGGACGGGTATCGACAAGACCTTTTCTCAAGAGCAAATTGTAGGATCATATCTGGAGATATCCATGTTCCCCAAGTCTTGGGAAGAATAGAATATGTAGGATCTCCATATAGGATAAAATTTGGAGATAATTTCACCCCAAGACTCATTCATATAGATCATAGAGACTTCACTTCTACAGATTTGTATTTTCCATGTCTTTCAAAACATGTAATAGAGATATCCTCCCCAGAGGAGCTTGAATCTATAGACTTCCTAAATAAGGGAGATCAAGTGAAGATACGAATGTTCCTAGGTAGACATGATTATCATAAGTGGCCTGAATACAGAGACAGGGTAAGGAGGTACTGTGGCTCAATCGGTATGTCAACGTGTTCTATAGAACTTGTTTCAGACGCAAACATGATAGAGGGAGAGACCCCTTCTGAGGAGGACCTTACTAAAAAGCAGGATGATGAGGTCCTGGTAGCCTACTGTGAATACAAAAACGTTCCTGATTTCTATGTCAGAAGGGGACTAGAGATTATAGGGGATGGAGAATGAACATAGATTCTGTGGTCCTTACAAATTTCAGGTCATTTTTGGGTAGACACTCTCTGAACTTCAATAGATTCAGTCATGGAGTCAATTTCGTTTTTGGAGAAAACAAACAGGAAGAAGGATTAGGAGCTAACGGGGCAGGCAAGTCTTCTCTGTTCGAAGCTATATATTGGTGTCTGTACGGTAAGACGACTCGTAACGTTAGAGGCGCAAATGTGCTCGCCAGATCGTCGTCAGATCCGTGTAGCGTACTTGTGCGCTTAGGCATAGGCGGTAAGCAATACGAGATCGAGCGGAGATTAAAACCAAACAGACTTACCATAAATGGCGAACAGGTTACTCAAGCTGATGTAGAACAGCTGATAAACCTTACACCCGAAGAGTTTCAGAGCTGCATCCTAATAGGACAGTTCTCAAGCATGTTCTTCGACATGCAGCCAGCACAAAGACTGCAGATATTTTCGAACATTCTTGATCTAGAAAAGTGGTCAAAATATGGCAAGAAAGCAGCAGAACTGTGTCGCATACGCTATGAACAACTTTCTGACTTAGAAGTTAAGTACTCTACGCACTGCTCATTATTGCGTAGAGAGGAATCTCTGTACGAGGAAAATATTGAGAAGTCTAAGAATTTTGAAAAGGAGAGGGATAGAAGAATTAAGGACTGTGAAGCTAGGATAGAGAATATCCTATCTTCCATAAAGGAATTTGAGAGCTCAAACTCCAAAGCTCACAATAAGATAAAGAAGACCAAGATAAAGCTGCGGAAATACGAAGCTGAAATAGAAGACATACTTTCTATAAAAGAAGAGCTGGAAAGAGAAAGAAGTGTTATGAGAGATGAGGCTTCTAGACTCGAAGCTGAGATATCCGCTGAAGAGAGAGCTATACAGGATCTAGATTCCATTGGATCTAGGTGTCCAATATGTTTCAATGAGATAACAGAGAGCCACAAGAATACTGAAATCAAAAATAGGGAAGAGATCATAGAGAGACTCTCTGAAAAATTCGATAAGCTAGTGCAACCTTACGAAGAGATAAAAGCAGCTATATCGGAAGCGGATGAAAGGATAAGACAGCTTTCTGAATTGATAGCGGAGTGTAAGAGCACAATACCCGTCCTTGAGAATTCGATAAAATCGAACGATAAGACTATAGATCAATACAAATCTCTGATAGAACAAGCTGCATCAGAGAAGACATGCGTAGAGAACATGATGAATTTATACGAAGAAGAGTCAAAGAAGAACATGGAAACCATATCTTCACTGAAGTCTAAGATAGAAAGACTTTCTAGAAAGAAGAAGCTATGCGAGAAAGATATGGAGGCATATGAGTTCTGGTCTAAAGAATTCAGTAAAGTCAGGCTCATGATAATAGAAAATGCTGTATCTCATCTAACTCTTGAGACAAACAGCATATTGGGACAATTGGGAATGGGAGATTGGTCCATAAAATTCGACATAGCTAGAGAGACAAAATCCGGCTCTATCAGTTCTGGATTCCATCTAATGGTCACTCCTCCTGGAAATAGGGATCCCATCCCTATAGAGTGCTTCTCTGGAGGAGAAGTCCAGAGACTCAGAATGGCTACTACCTTCGGGCTAGCTAACCTTATACAGAACAGCAAGGGCATCAATACCAATATCGAGATATACGATGAACCTTCTCAACACTTGTCTGAAGAAGGAATCACGGACCTAGTAGAGTTCTTAAGCTATAGAGCTAGGTCTCAAAGAAAACAGATATGGTTCATAGACCATAGAACGGTCAATTTTGGTGACTTCACTTCTGTTATCACTGTGATAAAAGACAACAACGGTTCTAGGATCAGTAGAGTTGCATGAAAAGAAACTGTGTAATTTTTGATCTAGACGGTACTATGTCCAATGACAAGTGGCGCAGACAATTTGCCTATGATGGGGATTTTGACAAATACTTCTCTGGGATAATATATGATCCTCCAGTAGAAATGGTATGCAGACTGTATAGGAGGATGCATGATATCTGTCCCATCTTCATTTTGACTGGAAGACCAGATAAGTGTCTTAATGACACTCTATACTGGTTCAAGATAAATAACATAGAGCTTCCCGATGCATTCATGTTTAGACTGAAAGGGGAAAGATCGAAGACTTCTGTAGTAAAGAGCAGGATGCTTAAAACAGTACAGACTAAATATGATCCTCTATTTGCAGTAGAAGATAATGAAGATGTGATAAACATGTATAGAAGTTATGGGATAAATTGTATTATTCCAGAAGACGTTCTAAAGATTGATAATGGAGATTGCCATTAGGATGTCTTCTGGTAGGAGAGAACTTTCCATAATCGAGGCAATGGATGACCCAAATCTCTTCTTGCCTTGGTTTCAGGATAAGAAGAGTTGGGCCAGATGGAGAAGTTTTCTTAAAGTACTATTCCATCTAAAGATGGATAGAGAGGATATTCGCACATATAGACAATTCACAAAAAGGAATAAGCTGCCGAAAGCTCCTTTCAATGAAAGTTGGCTTGTCATTGGAAGAAGAGGCGGGAAGTCAAGAATATTAGCTCTTATCGCTGTCTACCTTGCCTGCTTCAAAGACTGGAAGAAATATCTGTCTCCAGGTGAGCGTGGGATGCTTGTCATCATCGCAACAGACAGGAGACAAGCTAGAGTCATATTCAGATACATACAGGCATTTTTTGAAGAGATTCCCCTACTGAAAGGCGTAGTGCTTAATGAAACCATGGAGAGGTTTGACCTTAGGGGACAGATCTCTATAGAGATCCATACAGCGACTTATAGAGGAGTAAGAGGATATACGATTATAGCTGCTTTATTGGATGAGATTGCGTTTTGGAGGACCGATAAAGCCCAAAATCCGGACTATGAGATCTTAGCCGCTCTTCGTCCTGGTATGGCCACTATGCCAGGATCTATGATGCTATGCGCAAGCTCTCCTTATGCCAGAACCGGGGAACTGTATAACAACTACAAGAAACACTTTGGAGAAGATGATTCTCCAGTCCTGATATGGCAGGCGAAGAGCTTGGACATGAATCCTACTCTTGATCCTAGAGTAGTGGAGGAGGCGTACGAAAGGGATCCATATGCAGCTAGATCAGAATATGACGCGGAATTTAGGACAGATGTAGAAAATTTCATTCCAATCGAAGTATTAGAGGACTGTACAGATAAAGGATCTAGAGAAAAGCCGTATAGTCCTTCATTTTCTTATAATGCATTCGTTGACGTGTCTGGTGGATCTCAAGACAGCTTTACACTAGCCATCTCCCATAAAGAGGGAGACAGAGTAGTATTAGACGTAATAAGGGAAAGGATGCCCCCCTTCTCACCGGATGATGTCGTTGCAGAGTATTCTGAACTGATGAAGAAATACTCAGTATACAAAGTAACAGGAGACAGATATGGTGGAGAATGGCCGAGAGAAAGGTTTGAGAGACACGGGATATACTATGAAGTCTCTAAGAGGTTCAAATCTCAGTTATATTCAGAGTTTCTTCCACTAATCAATACTGGAAAAGTCGTCTTATTGGATAACGATAAAATGATCAGGCAATTTGCTTCTCTTATACGTCGTAAAACATCTTCTGGCAGAGAGACAATTGACCATCCTCCAAAAGGCCAAGATGACTTGGCTAACGTGGTTGCTGGATCAGTCGTAGAGTCTGGGACTGTAACTTCAGTCGACTTGTGGTGAGCACCAACCCTTTCTAGGCCCACCTGCATAGGCTCTAGCAAGTCCTTCGTCTATCAGAGCTTGAGCGAGATTTCCCTTACTAGAGAACACATCCGCTAGGATCCTTCCTGCATACTTTCCAAGCCTGACGTCTACAAGTAAGACCTTATCTCCTATAAAGCTCTTCGTGAATTCTCTGGCAGCTCTAGCTCGCTCCTTCTCAAACTCACATTTCCCCTTTATTTCTGGAGTATCTATGCCATTGACTCTTACTGATATCCTTATAGACATGCCAGGCCACGGACGGGCCAGCGCAGTGAAAGTATCACCATCATAGACGCTGACGACGTCAGCCCAGACAACAATCTTCTGCCTGAAAGGACTGGTCTGCGCTGCCGTCCTAGCGCCTGACCAAACTAGGACCGTCGCAGCGCAGACCAGCGCGGCTACGAACTTGTGCCTACCTGTCACTTGTCCGTAGCTACAGACTTGATGCCCTTACGAAGCGTGATAGCCATAAAGGCAACGATAAACTTATCTATGGAATCACCGATAGTGATATCTCCCTGGAAAAGCTGGAATAGGAGATGGAATATCTCCGCTGCCGCCAACATATACGTCTTATAACCAGGGAAGAAGTCCAAGAGCTTCATATCAATTCTCCATCAGTAGTTAGTCGTAAGCCCTGTTGAGCCAACCTCTCTCGTATTTGCTGAATCTCGGTGAGAACTTCCTAACGATGTTTCTGTAATGACACGCTGCTTCCGATCTAATGGAAGCCACTAGTGCAAAAGACCTATCTCCAATCTCCAAGGCATTGATCGCTGAAAGTGTCTTTGGTCCTAGTATGCCATCCTGTACTACAGGAAGACCACATGCCCTAAGTGCTCTTTGAACGATCTTGTGAGCATTTATAGGACCGACATTTACAGACAAATCTAAGACCTTAGCCGCTACTTCACAGCTTGCAATTCTATCATATCCATACCTATCCCACCACTGATTCTTATAGATTTGTATAGCCTTTTCCTTAGTCAGCTTCTTTATATCATCTGGATCGATGTCTCCATCTTCATCCAAATCTCCGTATTTCATACCAACTCTCTTTATAAAGTTCAGGCTTATGCCGTACTTGGTCACTCCGCCTGGATCATCTGGGTCATCTATATACCCGCCTTCATGCTTCAAGACAAATTCAACGGCTTTAGTGAACTTTTGATCCTCTGTCATAGCTGGTATCTCGGGGAGTTTAGATATTCCGGAACATCCTCTCCCTCTTTAGGAGGATTTGGAGGCTGTGGAGCAGGATAAAACATTCTGTCTCCATCTTGGAGTCCATGTCTATACATATTCTTCATCATTATTTCACCCTGCCCATTCTCAGTGGCTTCTTTTATAGCTCTTCTTAGATCCTTAGCGATGTTTGGATCCCATGGAAACTTGAAATATCTGGGCTGCTCTCCTTCTGAAAATCTAAGGAGCATGTATATAGCCGTGTTTGGGATGATCACGGCTGACACGACAACCGCATCAGAGTTTGAAGCATACAGCCTGGCAGAATAGACTTCTTTTGGGTTAGAAAGGGAAGCCTCTATAAGACTCCATGAGAGAGGGATGCCAAAAAAGGCCAACACTACAGCAAAAGCCTTTAATGCGACTGAGCGACGACCGTAGGCGACAGCAGCGGCAGTTATAGCTACAAAGGTAGATGCAATGATATAGAGAATAGGAGTCATGGAGTATAGCTCCTCAAATATACCTGAGTATCGTCTTCAGAGCCCCTATCTATACGACCATTCACTACTCTGAAGCCTAGTACAGTTATCTCCTGTCCAAGAAATAGAAGCTTTGTCCTACGAACAAAAGCGGTATTTGATCTGTTTCCATTTATTTCCCATACTCTTATGAGGACATTCACAGGCCACTTCTTGGCTCTATTAGCATATGCATGAACATTTATGATGTATTTCCCATCTGGCATTCCTCTAGTGTAGGCATTTTCATAATTCAGTCTGGTTATATCAGAAGAGTCGCCTAGATCATCCCTGAGAAGATTGAATACCTTCCCAGACAGATTGGAATATCCAACCGGCCTATCCCCAGGAGCCTTGACCCACAAGTCAATGTCTATGTCTCCTTGATCCCAGATCATCTCTACTGCGATAGATCCAGGATTTTTCATCGTTATCTTCTGATTCTCTCCCACAGGATTTATATGGGGAATCAGTATCATTATAGCCGCTGTCATAACAGACAGGATCAAGAATACGACGTCTAAGAAGGTCGTACTCGTACGCCTATCAATCATTGTAGATTAGTCCTCCTTTTGAGGACGGAAGAACATCAATTTATTTATGGAGAGCCATACACTTCCTACTGCGCCCACTAGGGTCGTTCCTAGAGCAGTTCCAAGGCCGGACAGCAAAGTCGAAACCATCTTTGCAGCTGAAGATGGATCTGAAGCAGTGCTCGGATCTATACCGGACAGGGATATCATAAACCCAATCACTGTCCCTATCAATCCCAGGAACACTAAGAAAGACCTAGAACTATCAACAAATCTCCATGCTTTTACGGAAATAGAAGCTACTGCTACAAAGGCCCAAGCAGCGATGGCATATGTCAGATATGTATGATCATTTTCGAATATCACTCCAGCATTTCCCCAAAATACCGAAGCAAATATCGCTGCTACAACACTGAGATTGAAACAAGCATAAACAAAGATGTTCATAGTGATGCTCCTATTTGAATCTAATCATATTATCCCCCCTTCCTAAGACACAGGCTTTATTCTCTTCTATGAATTCCTGCAAGACGACCCATTGATTGTCTTTATTGCTCATAACCACAATAACAACTCCAGGCTCTTCAGAAGTACCTATAAATGATACCTTCATTCCAGCCTGAAAGACAAGAGCCTGTATAATTTTTCCTGAATCAAAGCACAGACCTTCTTTCAATAGATCTTCGTTATTGAAGAAATAGACGTTAGTTAATAATAACGAGGAAAGTACTATAGTATTTATCATCTATTAGACAGCTTTTCCAACATCTCCTTCAGAGTCCTCCTCATCTCTTTTTGGAATTGTTTAGAATCGGTTATGAACTCTTCCTGCTTATTCTTTAGATTCTCAATCTTCTCTTGCATAACAGCCTGTTCACGTTCTATTCTCTGTATTGGGATAACAGCTTCCTGAAGCTTCTTATATCTCTGAAATGATTCAAGTCTCAGCTTCTCTATTTCTCTAGCACTCCTCATTTCATCCATGCTTATTCTATATTCTAGTGCATCTATATCCTTCGCCATAGACACTTTGCTAGAGGTATACTCAGAAATCGCGGCTACAATTCCTATCAATGCAGGAATCATCACACTGATAATAGATACTACAAATGTACCAACCTTTAGAGACTGAGAAGCTTTTTGTTTGACTTTTTCAATAGTCATTTCTAAACACTCGTTTTTGAAATTACCTATGGAAGCTTCCTTCCCAACAGTGTCTGAACTCATGATACATGATTTTCCATCTTTCTAAATCTGTCGGATCCCTAGGCTTAGGAACGTATATCCTACACCCGCTATCAAACAATTCTGCATATCCAAGAGCTCCTCTCCTACCGTATTGCTCAGCATAGTCTATGCTTATTTGTTCAGGTTCCTGGAATATGACAGTTATAGGAACGTCTGGTCCAAACTTCGTTGAACATGCTCCGAGCACCAGTAGGATAGGCAGCATTATGAAGTATTGTCTCAATAATCAGCTCCATGCCCTCAAAATCAACTTCCAATTAGCAACTGTAATGAGAGCGGAAAGGCCGATTGAACCAGAATCCTTTCTAAGGATTTGGATTCCTCCGGAGCCTATCGTTACATAAAGGTTCGTGGAGTCTGCGCTTGTGTTTATTCCGTAATTCGTATCGTTTGACATGGCAGAGGCCGAGAGGGAAATTTCATCTCCCACGGCATAACCATATTCGGCAGTAGCGCATTGAAGAACAGCAATTACTAGACGTGGAATAGCTCCCAATCCATGAGCTAACGTCAATGTTGTTCCCAGGGTGATAGTCTGGACACCCGAATCGTACTTCTTATGTTCCTCGAAGGATGGATCAGTAGGGAACCCTCCCGCCGTCGCTCCATCATGGACAACAATCCTGTCCTTCGTGGTATCCACTGTGACCTCGCCGACTGCTCCTGTGAAAGAGGAATGGTCGCTGGTCGTTCCACGCCGGAATTGGACTTGAGTTGACATGGTTCACTTCCACGCTAGAATTTTAATATCAAGATCGTCCGTTAGAGTTACAAGTCCTACACTTCCTGTGTCCCGCCGGAGAATGGGAACCA